AGGGATAGGTTTTGATGAAGTAGTCTTTGATCTTGGTCAGTTCTTCTTCGGTGGCATCGTGGTCGAGAAATACAAGTTCCCAGATAGCAAAATTAGCAAATTCATTTCTTTGAGGATATGACCTGCCTAAAACAAGTGAATTTGTCGCATCTTTGTTTCCATTGGCAATATTAAATCCATTATACTTAGATGTTGTTTGCCAAGAAAAAGGAGATTTTGAATATTGTAATGATATTTGAGTAGCTCCATACGAAATAGTTTGCTCTGCTCCTTTATTGTAATTTTCAAAAGTGAACGCACCATTAAAAGATCGATCGGATGCGTTTGTCGCTATAGCAGATATTGCATTTGGATTATATGTAATCCACTGTCTCAACACCACAACCGTATATCCCTTTTCCTTAGTCAAAATAGGAAAATTCTCACAGACACCATAATCATCCACTCCGTCAAAGACGAGTGCACCGAGATAAACATCACTAATACCCGAACCCTCCTTCCAAGCGAAATTCTTCATCTGTAAATCATGCCCATTACCTGTAAGGTCTTTCCATACAGGGTTCTCTGCCATTTGTTCATTGGTAAGACCTAATGCTGAATATCTGGCAATCGTACCAGGTACAGATGGGAAAGGAGTTACTCCACCCCCTCCCCTAAATCTCCTAAAAGGAATTGCATTAATATTTCCTATTAAATTCATTGCTGATTCCTTCCCTTTAGATACCTATACTCAAAGAAGTTGCCGTTGTTCCGTCTTTCAGAATCTTTTGTACCATGTACATGAGTGGCATTCCTATATTTGCACTCACTTCCGCTTCCGAAATGGTATATTCCATTCCACCTGAAAGGATTACCTTAATTGCCCCTTCTGAAAGAGGAATGATAACAAAAGAAACCGGTTGACCGTTTTGGTCGATAAGCGTTATATCTTCATCAATTGTTGCAAAGCTCCATGCACTGCTGATTAAAGAAGGTGCTGCTTCACCATTAGTAGTTATCAGCTTATTGGAATTAGCTGTTACTGTTCTCTTGATTATATCCATGATTATGAAATTTTTAAACGTTTAAAAACAAAGTATATACTTACCCACAAAGATAGTCTTTTCTCAACAAACATAGTAAACTTGCACTTCTTTCTTTTTTCTTTTACCAATCCTCTTACCAATTAGATACTTCTTACAAATACGTTTCAATGTTACTTGTAGGAAGGGGAGGTTATAGTAAAGATACCGACAATACTCCAAATGCACCTGATTGGCATGGAGGATGTATGGGTGGAGATAGTGCAATTGTTGCCTATCATAAAAATTTTGAGATAGGTTCATCTGTAACCGGGATGTGGGGATTTAACACTATATCTTTCAGAGAATCAACATCAAACGGCACAGGACTTTATGTGAAATTTACATACCATAGCTTCGTATATGAAGTATTTTTGGGTGATCAAAAAAATGGACAAGAGCATAGAGATACATATTGGTCTTTCAAAGTGAATGGTGAAGAAAATAGTTCAGCGTTTGTTTATGGCAGGAATGAAGGAGGTCTTGCGGCACCTGGTTTAGTTGCCGGAGCAGGCGGAAGTTATGGTAATGGACAATATGACGAATCTATAAGTTCAGGAACAAAATATGGTGGATCAAGTGGAGACGGTAGATATGGTAATCAAGGACCTGAATACAATACAGGTCTAAAAGCTAATTCTGTCATCCCTGTACAATCCATTTTTGGAGGAACAGGAGAAGGTGCGGGAAGCTATTTTGATATAATTACCAACTGTAAGGCTGGCGGTGCTGGTGGCACGGCTTTCAAAACATCTTCATCTTCAACTGATTTATATGATGAAGATGACGGTATCATTTGTTTGTATTACCGCAACACCCCAATTTAAAAACAAATGAAGGGAGAGTGTCTTTTACTCTCCCTTTTGAATGTCAAACAATTAGGGGATCATTATGATAGTATAGACAGACAATACCGCTACCTTCAACGTTGGTATTACCTGCATCAACATCCGCTGGATTAGCGCTTTGTCCAGAACCATAGCCTGCCGTTCGCATACCGCCAACAATGGTTTCCATGGAATCGCCGTAACCTGCGCCTCCCCAACATGCCGCTCCGGTTTTTTGTCCGCTGTTCGTGTTCAAATACCCTGCTATTCCTTCACTTGTTCCTCCAAAAATGGATTGTACAGGAATGGAAACGACTGACGTGATAGGATTGGTTTTATCTGCAAAAGTCTCGCCACGAGGCGTGCTGTATCCATACGTTCCATCTCCGCCTGGTGCTCCGCTTGGCTGCATACGTCCGTAGCTGCTGCTTGTTGTAAGCAGTTCGTCTGCATTCTGACTTCCGTAGCTTCCTGTAACATAGTAATTAACACTAACATGTGTACATACGCCGCCTGAACTTTTGCCACTGTATATGGGGTATTTGCCAGCCAACATAGAAGGAGGATTACATACCGTGTCTTGTGCTGGCGTTAATTGCCCGTTGTAAGCTGTCACAGTATAATCGCTACCACCAATATTTATTCCCATTTGTGTACCTACCGTCCATGAACCGCTATTGGGTGCTGCAACGAAAATGATTGATATTGCGATATTCGCCGTATCAGATACTAGTATATTGGGAATATACATAAGAAGTCCTGTTGTTCCACCTTGCAGTCTAAAGCTGTTCCAGTTACTCCAAGCAATTCTGCATCTACCTCCCCTTCCTACAAGTAACATTGAAACGTATTTGTAAGAAGTATCTAATTGGTAAGAGGATTGGTCACTTGTTATCTGCACCAATTTGTTCGGTTTAGTTAGGGTGTATTCCAAATTCACACTTGTTTGATAAACCCCACTTATACTTCCTGTCGTTGAAAAATCACTGAAACCGGAAGATGTAATCTTAACCTGATAATTCCCCGCAGGAATTTTGTCAAACCGTGCCGTATATGTTACTGGGCCTGCCGAACCTGTATGTTTCTGCCCTTCTGAATCTGTAAATTCCACATTACCGCCAGTAGGATTTACTTTTACTTGCACCATATACAGCGGAGTAAGATTTACTTGCACCTGCATTCCTTCACTGTTCACAGTAATGCTTTGGGATGTTTCTTTGGAAAAATCCCCTTCCGGTACATACAAGATATACTGTCCGTATGCGACATTGGCGAACGTTACGGTAGTGGTTATATTTTTAGTCTGAATCACCTCTAGCCCCGTACTGTCCTTTAGTTGGATTTGGCTTGGCATACCTTGCATTTGTCCAACTCTTCTTACTTGAACATTAATAGTATTGTATATCTGCAAAAGGAAGGTGTTAAGCGCAGTTTCCCCGCTTACTTCAACCGTTTCCTCTTTGCTTTCAAATCCATCTTTAGAAAAAGCTACTTTATAGCTTCCGTCTGGCACAAATAAAACGACTGTCCCGTTTTGTGAAGTTGTACCGGAAGTCATCTGCACCCCTCCTTCCTTATTTTCAGTCACAACAACCTGTACGCCGGAAATGTCAGTTGCCCCGTCTAATGTGTTCCTATGGACAACTACTGTAAGCTCACTTGCAGGTTGCAAAGTAACCTCAATTGTTTTCGCTTCATTTAATACACCGACTTTCCCGTTCTGCGTTACATAACCATCAGCACTGACCTCATAATCATAATCAACGCCTAATGCAGCAGAAATAACAGCTTCTCCATTGTTATTTGTATTCTGCTGATAATTGTTTGATGCAGATGTCATTTTTACAAGAGCGTTCTCGATAGGAATTGCTGGATTAAGCAAAGGAAGAAGGGTAAAAGGCAAAACTTTATACCTGTCGCTTTTACCTGGTCCAAAATAAATCCCGTTTGCCCAATTAAGATTTGCATTATTTGAAGTCCCATACTGGGTGCAAGTTTGAATAGATGCACTTCCCCATAAAGAAAGACCCAACATGCGCAAAATCTCTTTCACTTGTGTTTTGTAAGAATACAGAGTGGTCACCTCGCCATATGAAGGTAAATAGCCATTCTGTCCATTCCCAAACATATATGTCTTGGCGTATTCTGCCGCAGGTGCATTGCCAGTTCTCAATTGAGATATTATCGTGTCGGTATAAATGAAACCATGCGTTGCTTTATATAAGTCTGAGGATGCCACCACATTGATATCTAATATTGGTGTATCGCTAATCAAAGTGCCTTTTCCCCCAAAAGCGTAGTTTTGGGCACTTATGGCTGTCGATACCATGAACGAATTAGTATCAGTTGAAATGCCTATACCACATACATCAGATGTTCCTTTACCAGATGATACCCATTCTTCTTTTGTGTAACGATTATTATCTTTATCATAAATATATACACCGTTTGGAACAGGATTGTATTCATAGGTACAGAAAGGATGAACTTTATAGTAACCAATCTTAGACGTAGCCCTCATAGAACCATTAGCCCATCCAAAAGTCCAAGCGTTTGACAAATCATTTTGTGTCGAAGACCAATATCCAGTACTGCTAATAGCTGGTCCACCTGCTGCGCTTATTGAAGCATTTATTTTAAATCTGTTTAGATAGGCAACGCTCCACTGTCCCATAGAAGGCAAATACCAAGAACCCGCTCCAAATCCTTCTGTAGAATAAGCTGCGCACTGATGTGCCGCCGTGCTTTCCGTTGGTTTCGTAAGTATGATGTTTTGAGAATTTGTCTTACCTGCGAAGTCACACATGGCTAAAGATTTGCTTGTTTCGGTAACTACATTAGGAATAATGACTAATGCCTTTGCCCAAAACGCCGCGTCCACATCTCGCAAAGCAATAAAATCAAAATCCTTGCTTCTTACATCAGTAATGACACCGACACAAGTTTTAGTGCCGTCCAATTCAGTTGACCATGTTTTGTCACCATACACAAAATCACCAACTTTGGGACGGGAAATAAGTGATGAATCTTGTTTTGAAGTTACCTTAAATGTTACATCTACATTATTTGCAATCAAAATTTCTTTGTTGATGGCAGGCGCATTTACATTCAACGTGCCTGATTGTGCTTCCAAAGGAGAAGGCGGGGTAACGGTATAATCATAGTTCCCATAAAGAACCTTGTCAGCCGGAATATCCGAACTTATTGCCTTTTTGCCATAGAAAGAGAATGTGATATTCAAATCTTTCAAATCATCTGCGGATAATGTACCCCCGTCAAAAGATTGCACATGCACTGACCAAATGGTAGAATTACCTATTGTTTCTGTATCCAACAAAAGATCAGAAAGCTGGAATCTTTGAATTACATCATTTTCCATCTCCACCGTTAAGGGAGCGTTTTGCGAGCCATAAGTTATAACTATCTTCAGATTGGACGGAACACCATTTACCTTAAAACCAAAATCCAAAGCCTTGTGATAATCCACTGTCTTTTCTGTGCCAATTTGGAAAAGACCATTCGAAAACCCTATAAGTCCGGCATCCACATTAAACAAAACATAAGTCTCTGTAGAAGCTGTCGATGTCTTGATCACGCTCGTTAAAGTAAGGTTCTTTTTCGTTTTATCCCAGCTTCCCTCCCAGCCATCTATTTTATTTGAATTGTAAATTCTGGTAAGACTTTCCGTAATACCACTATTATCCTTATCCTGAACAATTGTCAATGGAGAAACAATTACACCATTGGGGAAATAGGTTTTTAATTGATCTGTTATTACGCCGTCCGCTGGAACAAGATATTTCTCATCTTCTTGAAAAACAGGACAACTGGAAAAATCCGCATCGCTGTCTTGTGACCACTCAAACTCTCCACCATCAAACGTCATAGTAGCTACACCAGACGAGTTAGTCGTCCCTTTGTATTTGTTAGATGAATCGCTTCGATCTGTCATTTCGATAACGACATTCTCAATAGGAGAACTATCATTTTGACTTTTTACAGTAAATGTAACCGTTGAAATTTGAAGCATCTCAACCGTTATGTTCTGATCTCCACCAGCAATTGTAAATTCACCTGTTACATCTTTATAACTGGATTTCTTTGCTGTATAGATATACTGTCCGTTCTTGTAAGTCAAAGTAAGAATGCCATTAGAAGCAGTAGCTCCACTTGCAACAGGTGTGTCTGGAGATTCTGCCTTGGCAAAACTTATAGCTACATCTTGTGTGGATGGAACAGTCTGGAAAGTAACATTGTATTTTACATAATCAGCCAAATCCAATTCAATGGCGCTTGCGGCGGTTGCCACACTAAATGTTCCGCTTGGCACTTCCACCAGATTAGGATTATCCGTACTTGTAGTAGGAATCTGATATTGATAATCCCCTGTAGGAAGAGCAATTGCCGCGATACCCTGACTGTTTGTTACAATGGTTTCAGGAAGTGCCCTTGCGCTACTTTGCCCTACAATTATCTTTACATCCGCCAAAGCAGAATTTCCTACCTTTGTATGGAATGTAACTGTCGCTCCAGGAACAAGTGTTATCTGTACACTTTTTTCAGCTTCTTCGATTCGCACATTTCCTGTCCCGTTTAAAAAACCTGTTTTTGAATAAGCGTAAGTATGCGTTCCTGTGGAAAGATTTATTGTTGCTATACCGTCTTGCCCCGTTGTGATTGTATCATTACCATCAATAGTAATTTCAACGCCTTGTGTGGCTGGTGAAGTTGTAAATGTAGTTTCAAATCCATAAGTCAATTCTATCACTTTCTCCTGATCGGCATCCTGAACACTTCCCACTCCTTCTTCCGGCGAATATCCTGTGAGTGACGCATTCCAATCATAAGCACCGTTTATTACCTGCACAGGATCAGTTGTTCCATCATCTTTTGTTTTAAGACTTACAGTATTTCCACTTAATATGGACGGTCCACTTACACTGACAGTCACATCTTTTAAGCCTGATTTTCCTGCGGCGGTCACTTTAAAGGTAAGATTCCATATCTTCTTCAATATCTGCGTAAACGTAGCCTCTCCAGTTACTTCAAATGAAAGAGTTTCAGTCTTATAGCTGTTCTTCATGAATGAGGCGGTATATTTACCAGCTTTTAGACTGATTATCGCTTCTCCTGACGCATTTGTGGTAACTGTCTTGTCCTCATTTTCTATATCAATAGACACTCCTTGCAAAAGATTGGGCGAAGCCATGTTATCTTTTACTACAAACGTAATATTATATGATATAGGGGTAAGTTGAGCTAATACGTTCTTGTTGCTACCGGAAACTTCCACATTACCTTGTGTCTGAACATAACCTTCCTTCGTTACCGTATAAGGATACTGCCCGTCAGAAAGACAAACCGTTACCAAACCACCCTGCGAAGTCTGATAGTCCTTTTCGTTGATATGAATATTAGCGTTTTCAATTGCAACACCTTCATCTGTCTGTACAGTAAATACAATATCGTATTTCTTGTACTCCATATTTACAGGAAAAGACGGAATATCTGCACTTACAACTTCCAGCTCGCCTAAATAATCGTCCATACCATTGGCAACCACCGTAAACGGATATGTACCATTTTTTAACTGCAAGGACACCTCACCATTATCCTGTGTCTGATAAGACGTTGCATTTATCTCCACTGTAGCCCCCTTAATAGGTTCTTTCAATGGATTTTTTACCGTCATTATGACATTGTAAAGTCTTGCCTTTAAACTTATTACACTACTGTTATCACTGTCAAGAACAGTAACCGAAGAACTGCCGTCATAATATCCCGATTTTGTAACCGTGTAAGGGTACGTTCCATTTTGAAGACTTACACCAACTTGGCCCCTGTCGTTTGTGGGGTAGGAAGAACTATTGATATTTACTGCTGCACCTTGCACTGGGCTACTATTATCACTGCCAAGAACAGTAATAACTACACTATAATGTTTCAGTACAAGTGTTCTTTGAATAAACGTATCTTGACCTTCCACATTAAATGAACCTGTCAAATCCTCGTATCCTTTCTTCTGTACAGTATAATTATAATTCCCATTCTTTAATGTTGCTGTAGCTCGGCCGGAACTGTTTACAGTCAGCACTTCCGGTTGTCCTTCGATCCTAATTGTAGCATCTTCTGCTGGATTTCCCTGATTAACTTGTGAGATATTAAACTCCACATTATATAAGAAAAAATCCATTTCAAAGGTAACGTCAGCATTCTGATTGTTAACTTTGATCGTTCCTTGTAAGGTATCATACCCTGTCTTTTCTATTGTCACCGGATATTCGCCATTCACAAGTAGTATTTCCGCTTCTCCTGTTTGATTGGTAAGAAATTCACCATTATTTACTTTTACAATGGCATTCGGTATAAGTTCATTCTCTTTGTCCTTTACAATAACAGTGATTGTCCATGCTGTAAATTCCAACACTGGATATACATCCTTATCGCTTCCTTGCACTGTTACACTACCGGAATATTCATCATACCCTAATTTTTCAATAGTGTAAGGATAGTTCCCGTTTCTTGCCGACAAAGTAGCTGTACCTTGTAAATTGGTGGTAGTTGTTCTTTTATCCATCGTAACGTTCGCATAGGGAACGGCAGCACCCTTTTCATCTGTTACATGGAAAATAACCGTATAAGGAGCTAAAACCATTTGTACATCAATGGAAACACTGCCGTTCAGCACGACAAACATTCCTTCCACAGGGATATATCCCGAAGCAGAAATTATATACTCATACTGTCCATTTGCAAGTTGTATAGTAGCTTGTCCGTTGTCATTGGTTACAACCGCATTGTTTCCTATAGAAATATTTGCTCCTTCAACAGGTCTCCCCTCCGAATCCGTCACATTGAAATAAGCCTCTTGGTAAAGGCTAAGTGAACTGTCATTAATACCTACAAACAAATCCTCCGGTTCGGACGGGTAAAACAACGGAGAAAGGTTACTGTCAGAATCGTACAAAATATTTCCATCCTGATCACGCATCACAAAACCCTTTATACGCGGAAGCTGGTTTGCCGGAACTTGCTGATCGTAATATGGAAAGAAATACTCATCCGGCACATATTTTACGCCATCAGTCTTTTTTACAATGTCCAATAGATCGTCCCATTCTACGATTTTGCCAGGTGTCCAAAAACGAAAATCAAGATATTTAGTAAGGTTCACTTGTATGTTCTGACGCACGGTAGCAACATCATAGTCCGGTTGAAGTTGAACACGGAAATCCAACCCCCTTTCTGAACCCACATAGAACCAATCGATATTCTTGATACCAATACCAACCGCTTTTCCTTCGATATTCAGTTCTGAAATACCAAAATATCCTTGTGCACTTTCAAGAAGCGTATCAAGTTCTTCTTCGGTAAAGAAAATACCATTTTGAGAAACAATATAGAGATTATATATACCCTTTTCGTCCAGACCGGCACTCATTACTTTTAAAACACGATCATCTATATTGCTAAGTGTCTGTGTCCAATATTCTATTGTGTTCTTGCTAAGGATATTCAGATTGTTCTTAATACGGATTCTAAATGTTTCGTCATCCTCGCTATCACGTCCTCCAATAGCGTAATATTCATTCGTGCATTCGATATGCCCTTGCGGTTGCGGCGAAACATTAGCAATGCTGTTAGGCGGTACGTTTGTGGAATACCCTGCGTTGATACTTCTAACCTTCACATATCCGTAACCACTTTCTCCCACAGTCAACGCTTCGTCAACTTGGAAACGAATACCGTTCTTGTTTACAAAAGTAACAGACATATCATATACTGTACCTGGGTCAGCAGATACCCTTATGTATGTCGAAGAACCCAAAGCACCTTTGCGCGGACTAACGCCATATAAAGCAGCAGCCTTATCCAAACAAGCCCCCGTTGCAGTGTCCGGGAATATCTGCGCTTCCTTTATGGCAATATCCTTCATTGCCTTTTGAGCAACTTTCGCCACACCAAATGCCGTAGCGTTCACAACCGAACCGTCAGCTACATTACTTACCTTAGCTGTCTTGTCTAAAAACATCTCTATAAAGAGATTCTTTAGATTAGTTATCGTTGCACTTGTTTTTGTAATCATCTGAATATCAATTATATAGGAACATTAACTAAATAATCTTTCTTTGTCACCGTTTTACATTGCAAAGAAAGGAACACGGCATCTTCCTCTCTTTTTACATCTATCAACTCCACAGAATCCCATCTTGAATCCCTTTGGAACATGTTCATTATGTCCTTGAAAATAGAAGGATATTGTATTGCGTTCACAGTTGTTCCTATGAACTCATTTGCAATTCCGTAATCCTTAAACTCTGGTATAGCTCCTTTTTGAGAAGAAAGGATAGTATCCAAAGCCTGTCGGATTGCATCGTCACCTACCACTATTTTTAAATCATCATTCTCAAAGACAAAATTCACATCTATGTCACGTCCCAAGATATTATCTCCTACAAGTACGTCCACAACAGTATCAAGATAATTGTTCCCAGCGTTCTTTAGATTGATATAGAACTTGTTCCCTCCGTCAGAGAACGAATAATCAGTTTCTTCTATATACTGCGGTATTGTAATGTTCATCCAATCATCTTCTGGATTGGTACTGTTAAGCTGACGTGCCACATCTTCAAAACGCTCACCTGTCCGAAGTGTCTTTTCCATCTGCAAGGTATTGTTCCTGTCTAAAGAAGAACTTCTAAGCCACCTTGCAGAACTTTTAATAGTGGAAAGTTTTGTTTGTGTCTCTGTAAAGTTGTCCAGAATATCCCACATGGAAATATCGTCCAAAGTATTTTCATGTAAGATAAACAAAGGTTCAATTGTTTCCGATTCTCTCACAAGTTCAACAAGACGCAAAAAAGAATCTTTATCCATTCCTCCGCCATTACTGTAATAATTCACAATAAGAGGATAATCGTTGGTACAGAAATCAACAAACTTCTGAAAATATGATTTTATATCATATCCCGTTACGTTGTAAAATTTTTCGAAAGCATCATCCATTACCCAACAAACCTTTAGAGATTGAACTTGCAAATTCATTTATGCCCTTTTGTATCACATTAGAGGCGCACATTTCCAAAAGCGAACCTTTACTACCACTTGTTCCCGAAACCACTTCTAAAGGAGCTATAACAGTCATTTCAAGATTGTATTCCCATATCATATTCTTTGATATACTCTGACTGAAATTAACGCCACGCGGTGGAATCGTAACAAGATGGCTTTCTCCAAGTGCCATGTTATAGAAGAAAAGTTTCATGGGAAACCCGTTCTCGTCCACTCCGTTGCTTTTATCTATGATAGATTGTAATATCTTGATACAACCATATCCCGTTTTAATACCAGCATCAAAGGAAGGCATAGTGAGAGAACTTGTAGATTTTCCCTGTAATTGATAGAGATAACGCTTTCCTGCCGAGATACTAAAAGCTGCACCTGTCAACGAAACGCTATCAGAACCGCTTAAAAGAATCTTGAATGTCCTTCCAAAATTCCCCTTTATCGTGATCGTCTGCGGCATGAAAACAGGAGAAGTGAGCACTGTTATGCCTCCTGCCGTATTGACTACCGTAGTTCTTTTAGGTTCACTCTTATCTATACTCTCCGGGCTGATAGGGAAAGTAAAGACATCAATTGTGTTCCCTTTGGAATCTGCCAACTCCAAAGAACACATATACACTTCAAAATCATTCGGGAACTGCGCTGCCATCATGGAGCGACCCAAATTTTTAAGTGTCGATTTCGCTGTTTTTACCACTGAATCCAAAACTGCCACGGCTTTATAAATTTAACTTGTTCAAAAGTACGAATTTCTTCCCAATATCCTAACCCTGTGTTATCTTTTCATTCTCATAATCAGAAGCAACAAAACTTTGCGCCGATTGCATGGGAGATGTAACGGGAACAGGAGCGGGACTTGGCACGCCAGCCGTTGCTCCAACAAGAAATGAACCTGCCGGAACATTGTGGGTATGGGAATTGAATGTATTTACAAAACCATTCAATTTACTTGTAAGATTATCCAGTTCAACCAGACCTTTCAATCCCCCACCATTGAACTCAATAATATCGTTGTTCATTTTCAAAGTAGATGCTCCCGTTTTCAAATCTAACTGTTCTTTCGTTATCGTGCTTTGTACATCTTCCCCAATCTTTACCGATACACCGGAATTATCCACTTGCAAAGATTGTTCCATTTCCTCCGTTTTCCAATGAAAATAAACCTTTTCCAAATCCATAGAGACTTTTCTTTCCTCTTCTTCCGGTTTTTCAGGATTGACAATCTTAGCTTCCATTTGGGTATAACTCTTTACAGAAATCATTTCACCACCCGTCACATTCACTTTACCGGTAGATTCAATATTCACCTCCGATTCAAAGGAACCGGTTGCTTTCACATTTACAGAAGCCTTTTCAGGGGAATTGATAGAAACAGAAATTGTATTATCAGTAGGGTCAACCATCAAAGAGGCCGTCACATCTCCTATTGTTTTTCTAAACCGGAAGGTATTCTCTTTCCACATAGGAGATTGATCGTTTCTACAATAACTTCCTACTACAATAGGAATACCGTCATACGGATTAGTAGCTATCACCACTGCCGACCCTTGCTCATTTTCTTTTAAAGGAAACTCTATATTCGCCAACACTTCGTTTGTGATATATATATCCCTAAAGAAAACACCGCCATTTCCCATAACAGAAACACGCCCGGTACGAAAGCAAGTCTCTACATACAAATCCCTGTCCACTCCGTTAGGAATGACTATAAACCCAAATGAAATAGGTTCAGAAGAACCGTTTAATTTTCTTACCTTTCCCCCTGCCATAAATAACTAAACATCTTACGATTCAAAAAATAATCAAACTGATCTTTATCCACTTTAGGCATGACAAGCGTTGTTATTTTATCCGCTTCTGCTTGCTTTGCTGCATTTCTTATTTCTGTCAAATCAATCAATTTGAAATAATCCGGTTTGACATCTTTACTTTCTTCTCCGGCATTATCCTGCCGGTTCTTCATATTCGAGAAAGAGTTAGAAAGAATCGGCATATACATACCTCTTTCTACTTGTAAAATCGTTTGTCTTTGCAAGTTGCCATCCAAGAACGAAACATTGTTTACAACCGAAGAAACATAAAAGAACTCATTTGTCGGCTCAAAATAAATGAACGTCCCGACCTTTATTCTTCTGTCCCCATTGATCGTAATAGTCCCCGTCCTTGTAAACGGTAAATAAGCTGTTGATTCCATAATGTAAATCAAATCGTTTGTTGCGGCCGCCTGAAAGTTTGCAAGAGATCGAGTTGCTTCCGTTCCTTCCAAATCCTTGTAATTCAAATATTGATCCGTAAAGGACATCTTCTTATTCCCAAACACTTCTGCATACTCATTCAAATATACAATAGGAACAAAAGCAAGACTTGTCGTATTTGTCTGTCCGGCATGGTTGCTCATTACTTTTAGCTGATACCATGAATAACTTCTTGCATCATAAGACAAGTCATACCCGTGCATGTTTTCAGACTTAATCGTAATATACTGCCCATTCTTATATGCACCCAAAATAGCATCCTTGTTGAACGGTGGTTGTCTTACTACAAGGTCTATCGTATTGACATAAGTATCAAAATAAAATTCAACCAAAGGGAATTGACAAACCCTATTCATATACTCCAAAAGTGTACCGTTCGGATTTGCAATAGAAGAATCTATGAGCACTCTTTTTTCAAGTACATCTTCCACAAACACTTTGAATATTTGCCAAATTCCATTTACAGATTGTTTTTCATCTACACCTATATCATAACTTTCTGTTCTTTTATCTTGCCACGAATCAAACACACTATTCTTTGCTATACCTATGTTTGACATCACGTTCACGATAAACCAAATACATTCCCGGATAGGCTTCATTTGGTACGACCACAAAAGATTGGAAAACGCACCGGTAAGGACATTTCTTTTAAACCAAATACTGTCTTCGCTCATTTCATACCAATGAGAGAACGTATCGGTTGCATTAAGCAAAGGAATAAAATAGCAACCATCGTCTGAAAACAATTTGTTTATATCCCGTCCTTCTATTGTAATAGATTTTACATTTCCTTGCGCTTCATAAGATGTAGTACAAGTGTCTACAAACCCTATCATATCCCAAATATTGTCCTTTGCTACTTTAGAAACAGGAATTTCCAAATCAACACGCTTGCCAAAGTCCACATCTCCTTTATTGTTTTCTTTTTGCAAACGTTCAAACCGTATAAAGACAATATCATTGTTTTGTATAAATTTCTCTTGGAAAGACTTGACTTGCGCACCAGTATTAGAAACTGTATTAAATTGTTCCAAAACAGAATCCCCAAACTTAAATGAGCTTCCATTAAAATAGAATGGTGCTAACAAAATACTAAACTCTCCCGTTTGTTTAGATTTAGTTGTAACCGTCTGTAGCACATAAGGGGATAGGTCAATTACTTTGTCAATTGATTTTATGTATATCCATACCCGAATGTTCATAGATATTATTTTGGCGTTTATCCCGGTTCCTTCCAATGCAGAAGTTACATTTGTATCGGGCAAATATTCGGAATCACTTATCAATTCTTCATAATTATCTCCCCAATATGCTTTAAAACTTCCCTGTGAAACAAACTGCCCTTCTTTTGCAGCTTTCACAAGAGAAATAGGTGTATCTCCTTTAGGACACCACAAAACCGTCCCCTGCTTTATATAAGGCAACGTGCCGGAATCATAGTCACTTTTGTATTTGACTTGTTCTTCTTTATCATACGTTCCCCAAATGATATCCAGATTTGTGATACCCTTACCATTTTCAACCTTCATTAATTCAGAAGGCGTAAATTTCTTTTTCCCGGACGGAAGAATTTTTTGCCAATAGTTTATAAAGTCCTCTGGTTTTGCTTGCTGATAGCTTTCCAAAGGATAAATAGGTGGATTCTTTAATTCTTTATTTTTTTCTTCTGTCATAGATTACTCCTCCTCTTTTTTTGGACTTTTAAGAAAACCGTACATCAAAAGAGACGGAAGTCCATGTAATACAGTAGATAATTGCTGCATGGTTGATCCATCGTTCTTTTTGTACGCTTCCATAAAACGTGTATAAAAACTTTCTACCGAAGACGATGTATCTGAAATAGACGTATAAATACCATTCAAAGCATTCAAAATTTTACCCAATCTATCTATATTTGCCTCTCCTATACCAATCATCCTGTTCTCATAAGCCGACATCATTCTTTCACCAGCTGTAACAGTTCTTTCGGCAGCAGTAGGTTCATATCTATTTGTCGGATCGTTACGTTGCTGTAAGGCTTGTTCCGCTTGACGAACCGTTTCAAATATCTTCTCATAATCAAAATTGCCACCTGCTGTAAGTTCATTAACATCTGTCCATGTAAGATTTGTGAAAGCTCCCTTCATAAGATTACGCATCATTTCAAGACTTCCACCTGCATACTGCTGTAAAATCTGCAAAAATTCTTTCATAATATCAGGGTCTTTCGTCAAATCGTCCATTTTTGCAAACGCTTCCGAAGGCGTTCTGGCTCCTGTTGCTTGTTGTACCGCTCTAAGAAGTAAAGTTTGTGTTACTTCATCCTGCGAAATCCCTTTACCCATAAAAGCCTCTTGAACCCGTTCAAGTTGTCTACCCTCCATTCCTGTTTGCAGACGAACGGCACGCATAATAGCAGCTATGTTTGCCGCATCTATCTCACCTGTTCGAGAGAGAATATCATCAGCAGACCGGACAAAAGTAGTCATACTTTCATCCATAGTAGAAGCAATTTCACTAAGCGGAATTTGAAGTTGCTTCATGGTTTGTTCAAAAGACCGGATAATAGCAGATGAAGAAGCTGTTTGTCCTTCTTCTGTACGAGCGAAACGCATTGCTCCTTGCATTCCCATTACCGACTGATCGCTAAGCCCGTATAAACGCTGTACAGCCATCAAACTTTGTGTTTCCGGTACAGGTGCTACAGTTACTTCTTTTCCGCCGGCGGCACGAATAAGTTCAGCACGTCTTTGAATGTATTCACCTACATTCATTCCCAAAGCAGAAGAAGCGTAGCTACCCTCTCTGAAAGCCGTAGCCATAGATTGTCCGGCAGTTGTTCCCATTGTTTGAGAATAGGCTATAGTTCTTTTTTGAGCTTCCATAGCTTTTTCTACAGAAGTCGTAAAAATACCAGCAACCACATTTGCAATAGCCGTTGTAACTCCGCCTAAAAATCCTCCTACACCGGGGATTAAAGAAAGCCCTTCCCCTAAAATTCCGCCTAAAGAAGAAATAATCCCGCCACCCATAGCAGCCGGACTTTGGAAAGTGGCTCCTACGCCGGAAATAACCCTTGTTGCGATATTGGTAGCAGTGCTTCTATCGCTGCCTCTTTCCACATTTTCTTGTCTTTCCCTTGTAATAGTAGTTGGCTCTCTGTCTACCGGTGTCGGGGTGGGAACCGGAATAGGTTGTATTCCTGAACCTCCGCCAGATGTACCCCTTCCGTTGTACAAAGTTTCATCTATAGAAAAAATACCTTCCTGTATGGCTTCTAAAGCTCTTGTGCCGGCTTGTACTTGTTGAAGTATTTGTCCGGCTATACCAGAAATATCGCCATTCCCAGAAGCGATCGCCTCCACCACAGAAGCAAAACCTTCTTTATTGATACCCAAAAGTGCATTCAAATCTATAGCCCTTGCACCACCGGTTTGATAAACGTCAAGTTGTCCTCTAAGACTATCTATTTCGTCTTGCTTCGTTCTTCTCTTTCTTCGAGTAGGAGTTGGTTGTTCTATTTCTCCTTCTTCCGGTTGTGGGGTTGGTTGAGTGGGACGAACAAGAGAAACAGGTTGCCTTCCTCTTTCGGAATTTTGTCGTCCCAAAAGATTCAATTGTTCCCTAAGCTGATTGGTAGCATCATTTTGCTGACGAAGAATATTGTCGTTGTTTTCAACGATCCTTCGCTGAATGCTTTCCATTTCCCCACCTATAGCCCTAAGTTGAGAAGTGTCTACCGAAACTCTAAGCCTTTTCTCCGCGTTCGCCATTTTCCTTTATCTCTTTTGCTTTCTGTTCAAACTCGATCATCTTAAACATCTGATCTTCATAGAAAGCAGTATCTTGTTCCGAAATTCCACCTTCCGGTGCTTTTAGCCAATCTCCAATATTAGGAATATATTCTTGTTTTTCTTTTTCTTCTTTTTCCTGTTGCAGTTCATAAAAAACTTTGTCTTCCTCAAATTCCATAAGTTCTGCAAAGAAATCACATTTCTTATGTTCTTCTGAAAGAAACGGGATTTTATGCTTGTTCCTATACCATCTATCAATAGGAAACATATTGTCCCATCTTATGACAAAGTTTTTATATTCTTCTCGGTTCATCAGTCTACAGATGAAAGGATTTTTTCAGCTTCCTTCAAGAACGGGAATACGTCTTGCATATAAATATCACAAATTTCTTTGTAATCTTTCAACCCCAGTTCAGAGAAACTTTTTACTTTCAAGTCAGACATCAGTTGCGGACACAAAACAGAAATGGCAGCTTCCACATCTATCATATCCAAAGCACGCTGTGCTGAAATAGTTGGATTGCCAATCATGGAATTATAACTTCCTTTACCAAGTCTCTGTTTGTTTACTTCAATTTGGTAATACTGTCCAACGTTCGGAAAACTGATCTCATACTTTCTTCCTTTCACTGTAATCTCTTTAGATTCCATACTATATGATTTTTAATTGATTGATATACGCAAAGATATATATAAAACAGAGAAAAGCGGAATTTTCATCCCGCTTTCTGAAAAGATTATTCACCAACAAATCACACACATTAAATTGTGCCGGGTTCAACGATATGATTATCAACAAATATACTATAAAAATAGTAACTATCTTATTTTCAACACTTAATATTCGGCAGTTACCACGGGGTGGAGGTACCTAATATTGACATTATAGGAAGCAACGGATTGCTCCTGCAACTGCCAATTCTGATTCTCAATGAAACAAGGTGTCAAAAGAGCAATTGTCTGTCCTGTCGGGTCAACGCTTGTTACCATCTTACGAGAGTCGTCAAAATTCTGTACCAATTTCTTATAGATCATGATAGAGAATCCTTGCTCTGCAAATGTAAGAGTGTCCAAAACCTCCTGCAAAGTACCCAGACGATGAATCATCGCTTCCACCACCGGAGCTTTGAAAGACAAAAAGAACTGATCTACCGTTGCCGAACATCTGTAAGAAACCGGCGGGATTTCCTGAATAGGCAAACTACCCAATCCCTGTACGTCCACACGATTGATTTGTTCCTGTACGGTTATATTTCTGACAAAACCGGCTGTTTCGTTGCCGATCTTGATATATGCCATAGGTGCACTGAATGTCTGCATAATATCTATGTTTTAGAATTATTATCCACGAATTAAGAAGCCGGTAAAGAACAACTTGTTGATTTCATTGTTAACAACGATCTTGTAAGTAACAAACCAAGCATCTTCCTGTCTTGTAACAAGAACGTCTTTGAATGAAAGTAATAGGTTATCCTGTGCCTCATTTGCCACTCTCGATTGCAAATAAGCAACCGTCCAGTCTTTCACCGCACCGGCAGACAATGTATTGACGTTTACACCGTTTTCCTGTCCCAACAAGTCAATAGAAGCGTTTACAACCAATTCCTTGTTGATTTGAGCAACGATACGCATAAACTGAATGCTGTGGCTCTGTCCGTTTGAATTGAACAACACTTTGTTGTCCTGTAAAGTGTTTACACCTTGTAATACGACAAAGTTGTTCGTATAGTCATTGTAAACCGTCACAAGCATACCGGCATTCAAAGCCTTTGTCTTTTCCGTATCGTTCAAAGTATGTTTCAACTTGTCGATACCGATTGTTTTGTTTGTAACCGGGATATAAGGCGGTTTTCCTGCCGTTCTACCCAAAATACAACACAAGTTATACATTACTCCCCACCAGCGTGTTTTGATACCTGTAATACCGGAAGTCATACCTGCACCACCATGTACCAACTGAACCAACTCACTGTTGAACCCTTTCGCCAAATCAAGAGATTTAGAGAAATTGGCAGCATCGTCATAACCTCCCACAAACAAGAAATGAGTGTACTTAGCTTGACTATTCATATGAGCAATGTACTGTTTCTGCAATGCGGAATCAGCATTTGTACCGAACTGATCCATAAGAGCAAAGCTATAGTCCAAACCTGTAATTGCTTCCATAACTTTCGCCATGTTGTCGATATTGTAAGTTTCAGTACCACCTTTTGCCAAGAAATAGGATTTACCAGCCATTACAGTAGTAACGTCACTCTCAGATACCGTTCCTTCTCCTTGTGTTTTTGCATTTTCTGTCAATACAAACAGGTTAGCAAAATTAGAATCGGATTTAGCCCATTCAAGCAAAGTTCCAATATTGTCAAATTCCGGTGACTGCAATACCAATGTAGGTGCTGCTTGATCTTCCGGCGTTTCTCCAATAGGGTAACCATCTTCTGCATATCCTGTGAAAGAACCGACATAGAATTTCATGATCCATTTTGCCGGATCGTCTACGCCTTTCACAATGGATACACCATAACCGGTAATCAAATTACCAGCTTCGGAAAGTTTGCCATTTGCTCCCAAACCTTCATCCAGTGTCTTTACTTCAAACGTGCCACCTGCTGTAGTAGCAAAAGTAATAGTTGCAGAAGTAGTCTTAGCTGCCCTTACATACAAAAGTTGAGAGATACCTGTAGAAGCCGGGTTTGTATAATCCGGTGTAAAAAGGCCTTCTGCAATCTTCCAGAACATGCCTCCCTTTACAAAAGAACGGAACTCTGCAAGGGTGTCAAACGTATAGACTGAATCCAATCCTTGAAAGTTTTCTCCATCTATACCAGAACCACCACCCCAATTTGCACCATAAACGCCACTATCTATGACCAAAACCTTCGAATAATCTAATGTTCTGGCTGGGCTTGTTTCTCCAGATACGATCCGACTATACGCACCCGGTAAGGTTATTTGTTTATTACCAAAAATATACGATGTAGCCATAATTTATTGATTTTCAATTTGTTATCGAATTATTATTTGATTTTATTTAAAAACACATTCAAAAATTAAATCAATTAATTTGCCAAAAACTTCAAAACAATTATTTTAAGTAATTACGACAAAAATCTAATAATTAAATGTATTAATTAATTCTTACACATAAATCAAACTACCTCAAAGGTAATCATTTTTCAATCAACGAACTATCTGAACCCCACAATTTCTGATTCTACACCTGGAAGTCCGTCAATAGAAGTCGGGTCACCAAGAGCAATGCTATCCACTTGATTCACTTTCCCAAAGATGATCTTTCCGAGTAAAGACGTATCCACCAATCCCGGTACTATTTCTTCTGACGATAAATCAAGTCCGATAGAACGAATGAAAATAGGTGTCGGCATCAGATTGTTTTGCATCATAAGCTCCTTCATGGTAAATTCTATTTTAAGGAACTGTGAAGCCAAAGTATCCCAAGAGCCAAGTAGTAATGCGTACAGAATCTCTGACATCAGGATTGATTCATTCATGTTTACAGAAAAGCACATGATTTCCAATCCGTACTGTCTTGTGTCCCTGTACATAGGAACTCCACCCATAAAAGATTCTATTTTACCTATGGAATTGGCAATGCCACCTGTTTTCCCGGGTTCCCGAATAACGTATGCCGGCAGTCCTGTTTTGTCTTTCGGATATTCCAAAACTACCTTTATATTGTTCGGGTTTGTTTCCTTTCTTAGAAAGATATTTTTTGCCTGTTCATAGTAGTTGAAAGAGCCGTCCTGTGTATCTCCCAACACTTTGTACAAGAAAGAATCCTTTTCATTCGTTTTACTTTCGAAGTCCGTTTGTACATATTCCAAACAGGCTTCCACTATCTTTTTTATTTTGACTATCTGTAGCATCGTTACATTGCATTTAAAAATTGATCAATCACTTTGTCTGCAACAACATCTATCTTCGCTTGTTCAAGAGCTTTGTCCATAAGTTTATATGGAACAATACCGCCATTCCACCAACTATTAGGATCAGAGTTTTCACTCACCCTTCTCCATGTAAAGTAACCGCTTCTCTTTTCTTTTTCAGTAGAAGCAATATTTACTTTAGTCAAACCCTGATAAATAGGAGCTTTGTGCATATAAGCCGGTTTGTTTACACCCAGCCTATTTATTGCTTGTCTCTGCCCTTTTTCAGAAAAACTTTCTGGTAAATTACCACTTCCTAATCTTCCTGTCTTCTGAACTGCGTTGTAAATTTGTTGCGGCATTATAGAAGCAAACAATCCCGAATCCGCTACAGCTTCCGGCGTTGCATGTCTAAAGGGAATATCTATATACCAACCTCCATCCTGTGCAATCTTTCTTTTTGGGGAATTTCTAAAACCTTCCTTTTCGTCAAAAGGCGGTTGTCCTTCTTCTATCATCAAAGGAATAGAAGAAGATCTGTTTGTCAGCCCGAATGTAACGGACAAAGGGGATTCCCTTTCAATGAAAACTCCCCTTTTATATTCATTCCTTGTAGTACGAAGCTCCCTGTTTATCAGATTTTCCCACCTAAGCTGATATTCAGTTATAACGGCATCTATAATAGAAGAACCTAAAAACGTAGATTGATCCTGTGAAAGATCAAATTCTTCCACCAGATCACTTAAATCTATGTTGATAGGTACTACCATTACTCACTAATTTTCATTTGAATATTATCATTCAAAATAACTCCCGATCCATCAAAATTAGGTTTTTCAGACACAATCAAATGTGTTCTTCTTGCCACTGCTTGAATAGGAAGCCTTGTTCTTTCCAATTGTCCCGTTTCCTTGTTTTTCTTCCAAGAAGCCCGGACTTCATGGGGAAAGTCCAATACATGAAATTCCAATTGATGTTGATAATAAATACTTACAACCGGATTTAAAGACATATTAGCCGTCAAAATTACGCAATAAGGGTTCGCATCACTTATCTTGTAATCTGTCGGAGAAAGTTGTCTCAAAGGCTCTGTAGACGATTCAAACACATGTATGCTATAAATGCTTAACGGTTTATAAGTCGTGAATACAAAAGAGTTCTCTCCGTCCGTCCTTACAGGCAAATTTTCGCTAAAGTAAGAGAACTCTTTTAAAATTGTGATCCGGTCAAAATATCCTAAATTGGGTTTATCAACGTCTGTTACCGTTACGTTAATTGTTCCTATCAGTTCTTCTGACCAACGTTTGTAACTATTATCCCCGTTTATGCCGGTTATAAGAGCATGAGTGTTTGTAGGATTGATATAAAAATAACCTGTACCAAAACAATTCTGGCAATCCACTAAAGGCGCATCCGGTGCATTACAAGGACATCTTAACGCCTTTTCCAATATCACCTCATACCCTTTCAAATAAACGGCAGAATCAAACTCTGAACGTATAAATTCAGGACTTGCATTACTCAAAGGCGGAACCGGTGTTTGTAAAATGCTCTTTGCCATGATTCATCTCCTTATAATACTAAAAACCTAAATTCATCGTACACGAGTTTTATCCGCCCTACAATTTCCTCTATTTCTTTTTGATACTGTTTCAAGCGTGCCCCGTAACCTGCATTTTCAGCAGAAGCGGTAGAGTTGATAGATTGTCTTAATCCATCTATTTCCAAGTGCATAGAAGCTATACCGGGTAAACTGAATATCATATCTCCGGCAATATTAAGCGGGCCGAACGAAGCAAGTTTACCAACAAGATTAATCAAATCGGCAGGCATTTTATCCAAATCAAAACCGGTTATATATTGAATATCCCAATAATCTGGTATGTTTGTAAACCGCTGGAAGCCTATCTGAGTTGTCATTCCGGTAAGGATAACATCTGCGTTCGCATTGACCGAATTTGCACCGGTAGGAACAACACTCATTCTTCGTTTTCCTATCCCGTCCATATCTTTCTCACAACTAAGCCAACCTTGCGGGTAAATAATCTGCTCCATCTTATTAAGCATACCTGTAAGTGCAAGTGGAACTCTTACCGGGCAGTTAGTTTGAATAATAGGAAATTGTTGGAAATAATCTGTTCTGTAATAAGAATGTGTTTCCGATTCAACTAATTGCTTTACAAATTTGAGATTAAAATAATTCTCGATCTCTCTCTGTGCAGCACTCAAATAAGTTCTAAGTGATTCATCAGAAAAAGAAGTCCCCGTACCGGCTTGTATGGTAATACCGTACAGGTAATTGTTCCACATCTCCGCAACGGAAATGACAGAACCCGTATTTTTCTTGTACTTTACTGTAAAAATCAGTTGTCCCGGCATAACTTAATGTCTTTTTTACTTTTTGGGTAACGCAATTATAGCATCAATCAGTTCATCTTTCTGACTTTCTTCTTTGAATCTTCCGGCTTTCTGTTTGCTCATTCCGTTTTCAATAGCAAGTGCCTTCAAATCCTCAAAAGTCATTTTAGACATATCTTCCTTTAAAGAAGCAATTTCTTCTTCTGTTGCGCCGGCTTCTTCTTTAACCGGTTCTTCCACAGTTTCTTTCGGCTGACCACCGTTAGACAGTCTTTCAACCTCTTTTTTCCAAACGTCAATAGACTGCTCCAATTGTTCGATTTTCTTGTTCTTATCTTTGATAATACCGTTCAAACGAGCAATTTCAAACTCGTATTCTTCTTTCAGAACTTTCAGAGCTTCATCAGTATCTTTTTCAGATTCAGATTTTTCCTTTTCAAGCGTATTAGCTTCTTCTTCCAAAGCAATACCGGAGAAACCGCCATTTTTGATGTATTCCCAAGTTTCGTCCTTTACTTCGGCTTTCCCGTTTTCAAACTCCACAAGCTCATTCAAAAACTGAATGGTAGTGTTTTTATATACTGTTGATACAATCTTTTTCATACGAAATATGATTTATTGATAAATAAAATAGGGAGAGGAAGGTGTTTCAAAAACCTTTCCCTCCCTTTATAAAATTCCGAGACTAAATACGTCTTAGTTATGCACCCAAACCTTCATCACCGATATTGATAATACGGCAAATCTTAGCCGGCTGATACAAACACGGCGTACCGTAGTTCAAAATAGCGAATCTACGAGACGGTGCAGTGATAGCAAAGTCAAGTTTGCGAGTGTCACCGAACTGCAAGTATTCGTTGATCTGACTGTCGTTGTAGTAAATCAAAGCAGACTTTGTGCCTGCAATGATACGGTTACGGTCACGAACCTTTGTAGTGTCAGCACCATCATATCCAGCAGCCAGCATAGAAGCCGGGATAGTGAAGATAGGATAGTATTCTGTCGTGTCGGTCAAAGCAGTTACTTTCTTGGTACGATAGATAACGTAGCAAGTAGGAGCATAAGCACCACCAACCGGAGCGGTAAACTGCAAATCAACAGACTGATTAGCTGCAACTGCCAAAGCAGTATCCGTCAATTTCAAAGGAGCAGATTCACCATAACGGTTCTTAGCTGTTACCAAGTAGCCATAAGAGCCGGCATGTAATACGAAGTTGGTCTTTGTATCGGTAACAACATTAGACTTGGTAGCACCGGCAACAGGAACACCCGGAGCCTTCGGAGAAGAAGCTGTAGCAGAAGCCTTGATCGGACGACGAACATCAAAGAACTTGTCGCTCTTAACGGAAACCTTACCGAACTGCGTCATGATGTCGTTTACAGACTGTCCCATTGTTGCACCTACAACGCTGTTAGACATACCAACAACAACACGTTTTGATTCATGGAATTTCTTCACATAGTTGTTGAATACAACCGGTGCGGAAACGATACGGTCGATATAACCGTTATAAACGTTTACAACACGGTCGGCAGCATCTTCAACCAAAGCATCTGTCAAGATACCATTCTGTGCGTCGATTACAGCCGGAGAGCCATAATAAGCATCCAAAATCTGTTCTGTGCTCATACCTTCCGTAGAACCACGGTCAGTAGAAGCTACACCCATCATGTGCTGACGGAAGATACCATCAAACTGTTCTGTGATACAAGTAGAATCAGCATCCGTCAAGCGAGTGTCAATCAAAGTCAAAAGCAAAGTAGTCTTGTTCTGTACCTCACGAGTGTACATATTCATACCACCGGCAAGTTTAGCAAGCATAGCCGGATCAGTTACCTGACCTGTAACGCCCATAAACTTAGAGATGATTGACTTACGGATGTATTGAGTATCTGTTTCTTCCGGTGTTTCACCTTCAAGATTGAAAATACCAATTTCTTCACCATATTTGTACAACTGGTTGTACTGGTGAACCGTATTCTCAATTCTCTGTTTCGGCATTTCGTTGTAAACAACCAACTGGTTCAAGCGGTTAGCCAAAACCTTGATGTAAGCATCCAAAGATTCAACTTTCAGACCACCACCATTGTTGACCTGATTGTCGTACTGCATACCGGTTTGTAAACCGGCTTCCATTGCTTTCAACACATCGGCAACATTACCAACACCGCCAAAAGCAGCTAAATCATTATAGTTATACAAGTCCATCGTTCTATAATCTTTATATTTATTCGATCGAATTACCTCTTACTTCTGGAGCTTAATGTTGTACTTTTCGTACATGAATTTTGCCAAATCCTGTCCAACAGTTTCAGCCTGACTGTCTGCCAAGAAAGCCAAAGCATCATCACCAATTGACTTTTCAAGTTCTTCACCGGCATTTTCAACAGCCTTATTGATAACTGCCATCACCAAAGGGCGTTGTTTTGTAACAGAAAGAAGTGTCTTACCATCTTCATCCACTTCCGGCTTCATGGATTTTTCCAAAACAGCAGAAGTCTGCACTCCCTTAAAAGAAGGTGTCTGTGCACCGAAAGATTCCAAAGACTTTTCGATATTACCAAAACGTTCGTTCATGGCTTCTGTCATACCCTTAACGATGTTGGCTGCCAAAGAAGCACCGAAAGCCTTCATATCTTCCATAGAGAAAGATTTCTCAACTTTGTCTTCTTTCTCTTTGATGTCCTCTTTCAAGTCCTTCTTGTCTTTTTCATCCTCTTTTTCGTCCTTCTTCAAATCGTCAATGTGTTTTTTGTCATTGTCGATATTCTTGTCCTCCTTCTTTTCGGATTCTTTCATATCGGCGACACTTTTCGATTTTTCAAAAGTTACATCTCCGTTCGCCACCATAGTAGCGATATCTTCTGCACTGAAACCAGAATTTTCAAGTGCCTTGTATAACGGATCGTCTTTAAATTCTTTTACGTCTACCATAACATTATGTATAAAAATTATTGTCGAACTTTTTCTACGAATGTATCTAAAACACTTTTTTCAACCCTACCTTCTTGAACTGCACGATAAATCTCCCAAAAAGAATCAACATCAAAAGAATGCGATTTTTGGAAGTTCACTTTAAAATTATTGTCAATCTGAACAAGTCCGTTTTCTGTACAATATTCAAAAAGAATAGTTGATTTTTGTATTTCCAATAAATCATTCACGCTGCCACCCTTACTTTTTTCAATATCCAAATAGGTCTTAGTATTAACTGGTGTCATTGTAAGGGCAATGTTTGTGATAAGGGCTTTTGTTACTCTTTTAGGATTTTTCTTATCCCGTTCCAACGCCTTACCTTCTACACTCATACCCGGTTTTCTTGTCGAACCCGATTCTTGCATTTCAATTGCCTTATCCCAAAAAGCACGAGCTTCCGGCGACTTTTCCCACAATTTACCTTTTACAAAAAACTTATTGTCTTTCACATAGGCTTCAATAGGTTCACCGATCCAAAAACGACTTTTGTTAATAGGTGAACGTGTGGGTAAATGATCGAGATTAAACAAACCGGATTTCAAAAATCTATCATATATAAACCCGGACGGTTCTAAAACTTCTTCTTCATCATCTTTTGAAGAATCAGAAGCGACACCAGAGAATACCATGTTTGCATACGGAGATTGTTGCTCCGATACCGCACTTTTGGCTTTCTCCAAGTCCAAATCTACATATAATTTAAAGTTATCAAACATTTTTGATTGGTTGAAATTGAATAAACGTATTTGTAACACTCAAAAATACTGCAAAATTAGAGATAAATCACAATAACCCAATATTTTAACTTTTATTAATAATTATCATAATCTACCTCTAAACTCCTTAATGCAATTGCAATCTATATTTAGACTGTTTGAGCGTTGCAAGAAAATCATCAATCCAGCTTACCTCGCCAATGTATTCATCCTTTTCAGCAAGTTCTTTTCTGAACTCAATCGTTTTGTCGAATATCATCTGACAGATAGCAACCGGATCATCCTCTTTCACTTCATCCCCTTGAATTTCCCCATCTTTGAATCGTCCGAATCCCGATTGTCCGGCTTCCGCAATCTTATCCTCAAATTCTGAAACTTCTTCTGAAAGCTCATCGAGGTAAACATGCTTGGAATTATCTTCCTCACCCCAATGAATATTTTTAAGACGTGTTTTAGCTCCTTCCAGAAAATTGAGATAAGTGTTGAAAATACTCTTATCGGTCTTTTTGGACTTTTCAATTTCTTCGATATTTCCATTTTCAACAGACAATTCATCTTCTGTCGATTTTCGGATGTTTTCTGTTTTGGTAGTGTTTTCAAGACGAAACTTACCGTTCCATTTCCATTCTTGTTCCCCGTTTTCTTCTGTCTTAATAACAATAGAAAAAGGTTTACCAAGACAAGTTACCTTTTGAAGTATGCCTAAAAAATCAGCAAACTTATCTCCTTTTCCACCATCATTATCAAAGAAATTCATATGAAACTCACCGTAAGTGTATTTGTTCGGCTCTTCTACCGCTTCGACTTCTTTTTCTTCATAGATAATTCTCTTGAAAGTAATAGCCTTTTCAATACCTTCGCCTACACCATCCTCTGTACGGACAATGTTTTTAGTTTCACCGTTCAAAGATTCACGCTGCAATACCTGTGCGTCTGCCGTATCCATAGTTTTTTCTACTTTCCAATCTTCCGGCAATTCATCTTCCAGATTAAGTTCCTTTGCCCGTTTCTTAATCCATTTCTTTACTTCTTCTTTTGGCATAGAAGAACTACCGGACAAACGAATAGCATCTTTCAAATCCTGCCGATTACGAATAGGATATTTACCATTAGGCATTGCTTCACCTTTCTTTGCCAAATCCTTTCTTTCTTCATGAGTGAAAGAAGTTTTGTTTGCCGACTTTTCAAGTTTTTCAGGATTCTTTTCACAATAGGAGGTGAACACATCCTTTGAAATTTTACCCTCTTTGAAAGATTTCATTACCAACTGAAATTCATCCGGCACTTCAATACCAAGAATACGCTTGATATTGTCTTTCATGTCAAAAATGAAATTGTACAGATCAAGTTCAGTATGAGGATTGATCCACTCGCTACCCGTTTCTTCCTCTCCATCCACAAGAATGTTTGCAGGAGTATCAGGATCAATATAGCACATGAAATAGTGAATCTCAATGTCCTTCTTCTTTGGAATATATTTGCCAACCGGTATCAGAAGCTCTTCCGACATATCAATACCGGTTTCCTCAAACAGTTCTCTTTTGGCAGCTTGCAAGAAAGTTTCTCCCGGGTCAACGTGTCCGCCCGGAATACACCAATCATTTGAAACTGCACCCTTTTCTCCTACACGATTCAAAATAAGAAGTTTGTCACCTCTAAAAACAAGCACGTCCGCAAACTGAACTTTACCTTGTTTCGCCTTAAATAAATCGAAGTAAACAGATTTCTTGATCAAACCCTGTCTCCATAACTCACGACAGTTTTCAAGCTGGCGAATGTCTTTTGCCATTTCAGCAAATTCTTCGTCATTTTCCAACTTTGCAATGGATTTCTGGATAGAGCTTCTTCTTTTATATACGTCCATTAAATCCTTAGACTGTTGCTTCAAAAACTCATTAAAACAACTTTCTGCCTTTGCAACTGCATCAGCATCTTCACTCCCTTTCAGTTCATCATACTGCGACTTCTGAATAGAATAAATTTCACCAAGTGAACTTATCTCTTGGCTTATCTCTTTTCCTTTTTTAAGAAGTCTTTTATATTCAGCTATTTTTTCATTTTGCGTCTGCAATCCGAGCAACGCTTTCAAATTTAAACCCACGTCATTAAAATTTAAAATTTTATTTATCAAATTGTCGCATCCGGTACACAGACATTATCTGCAAAATAGAAGTCCGGCTTGTCAAGTTCAAAGGTATAGAAATATTGCGAAACATTTGCAATAGGTATCTGTATAATGTTGGTTACTTTACCCTTACATCCATTTTTAAGCATAAGAACATCTCCCGGTTTTATCTTGTCTACTCTTTTTGTTTTATTATGGCACAAAACGTAAGAGCCATCTACCACCCTATGCAAGGCATCTTCACGGTATCCCTTTTCAAGAGTTTCATCTTCCGTAACGTAGCATATATCAAAAATACGAGGAACAGAAGACAGTTCAGACTGGATAACCTTTGTCACCCTTCTGTAACCGGAAACGGTTTTTATCACATTTCCTACTTGGATGTCCTTTATCCATTTTGAACCATCTATAGTAAGAATACTGATAAAACCGGAATTAAAAATCGTTCTTTGTTTCATTACACTTCGAAATATTTTGTACCTACAGTTATTTTTACCTTTGATTTTCTCTGAACCCGCTTACTTTCATCTACTTTTTTAGGTTCAAATGACTGTGTTTTGTCATCCCATTCATATCCATCTGGAACATATCTTAACAAACAACGGCAGAAAGGGTGAATATTTGTTAAAACGGGCTTCCAGTCTTTTGACTTTTTACCTATATTAGTTCCGTTAGCGATCAATTCAGACAAATCAAAAATAATAGGTTTAGAGCCTGCGCCAGCAGTTGTATAAGCATTAAGGCACATCCGGCAAGCACCGGAAAACACTTCCTTATATACTTTTGCATGGATACCGTGCTCTTTCATGATCGTCTGCGCTATCCCTATCTGAAAGATGTTCTCCATTTCAGTGGCAACAATACGCCCCCAATCCCTATTCCATTCATCCAGCCTATGCCCCAATGAACTAACAATGGATTGTACGGATTTCCTTTTCAAAACGCCTTCCGTCAATTCTTCTCTAATAGCTGTTTCCACTTCCCTTTCTCGTTCTGCCACTGCTATTTTCATTTCTTCTTCTGAAATAATAGAAGAAAGAGAATCTTTTATACGTGTCCCCATTCCTTTTATATAAGAATAAGAACGCATAGCCGCAGCATTATATTCTGCCTTTTCTCTTGAAGTGAGTTCCGAGTATTGTTCTTTTTCAACATATTGTTGAAGATCGTTGAAGTTAAGAGAGGATAATTGCGCAGGAGTAAGAATTGCCGCCAAACGTCCAAATATGAATGCTTGCCAATAAGGTGGTATTTTCAGAACTTCTGTCTTTAAATCAAAGTCAAATCTTTTCAGCATATCTATGTCTTCTTGGGAAAGATATTCCTTACCCAGCACATCGGCAATTACACGAGCAATACGATAATCGACAATGAAAAACAACTGCTGTATTTCTTCCGGTGTGAATAGCATCCTACTTCGATTTTTGTTCCACCATTTTCTTTGTCAAATCCATCAACATATTATTTATCTGTGTCGAAAAAATAACTTGTGCCATTCCTTCATATCCTTCCTGTACTTTTGGATAACGCATAGGATCAACATGATGGTGTATATTTGACACCAAAGACATCTTTTCGACCTTGATATTTTTGACATATCTCACATTCATAAATTACTTTTCTCCCCAGTTCTTTTCAATGTAAGACATCGCGGCACTCATGATGGGGTTAGAATCGAATGATTTCTGTGTATCTTCTTTGTCTTCTGACGCAATTTGTCGATCCACTTCTTCATTCATTGTATCACCTCCATACATAGCTTGCTGCATCTGATATTGTCTTTGAAGTTGGTAGGATTGATTCAAGATGGTATCGGTTTCCGGGTTGAATTTACGTCCAGAGTATTTTTCAAAAATATCCTCCAAACAAACCATACCGTTTTGAATTTTCTTAGCATCAATCTCAACCTGCCTTCCTTCATCTTCCGCATCTACACCTGTAAAGACAAATTCAAAATCTTCATCCAGTTCTGATACAAGATAATAATTGATCACCTCTTGTAAGAACACAAGAATAGGTTTTAATCCTTTGTCCTTTGAATGTTGCAAACGTTCCTTTTGTCCAGCTTGTCCAAAGATATTTGTCTGATCTTTGAATTGAAAACCAAGTTCTGACGGGTCAATACGATAGACAGCACAAGTCATAACAAGTAGGAATTTCACCCACTCACTAAATTCCATGTCCCGGTTGGTGTTTTTGGATAAATCAACCCATTGAAGGTCTAACCCATTGATAATAGGCGTTCTATGACTATTATGGGTAAGAATACCGTTGGCAATAAATTGATGCTCGTTGTCAAAAACTTCTACATCATACATTTCGACTTCTTCTTCCGTTTCCTCTAAAAATTTGATTTCCGAAAAATAAAAATCATTATATTCGTAAGGAAGATCAAAATTCATTTTTTTAGCAACTTCAAGAAGTCCAGCTTGCGTTATCCCATCATGACCAATTCCTATACCAATTAATTTTCTCGAAAGATTTTTGTCTATTTGGTCTTCTTCTTTGAAAACATTTCTTCTAAAAGACTCTACCCTCATCTCATTAGCAATCCTTTGCATCATTTTGGGGTGCAGAGAAAACGGTTCTTTGTAATCCAACAAAGACGATCTTTGTTTGTAAGGCTGAATAAAAGATATCCTTTCAAAGAAATCTTTTCTATTTTTAATCAAAAGAAGAAATCCGCCTTCATGCGGTTCTTTATTTAGTTTTGTCTTTCTTCTTACGTTACCTTCCGAATAAGTGCATTGAATCCCTTCAGCTAACAATAATTCTCTAAATTGATGTCTTAATCTATTGTTAACTATTGTTATTTGAGGGGAAGGCGAACTTTTAATAGTACATCCATCAGCAGAAAACATACCTCTTATAAAGGCACATCTGCATTCAGAAGAAATCCTAAACAATACTGGAGCTATTGTTTTGCCTTTATAACTTGGAGTAAAACCCAACTCCATCAAAAATTCAAAAAACTGTTTGTCGGAACACAAGATAGAAAGTCTTTCTAAAAGAGTTGATTTAAACCCATACCTTCTTTTTGTATCTTCAGCCTTTTCTTCTGTTATCTTAGTTCTTTTTATATAATTATTTATTCCATATTTGTTTAAAATTGAATGAATGTGTTCGCTTATATAAACTTCTTTAATACTATGAAAATAAAAAGAGATTCTCTTTCTACTTGGATTTCCATTATCAATATGTCCGTCACCAATCAGCCACCCAAGCATCTCAAAGAAATCGGCTTCAAGTTCTTTTCCTTTATAATATAAAGTCAAAGTTTGAGGTAATGATTTTTTGTTAGATAAAACATAATCTCCTAATTTAATATCTTTTCTCTCTTTCCATTCTATAACCCCATTATCAGACACAACCTTAAATCTATGCTCTGGAGAAGATTCAATATACATCCCATTAGCAACACCCAATTTGCATATTTTCTTCTTCTGCGTTTTCGTAATTCGAGCATCGACAAAAGATTTACCTGTCCATATTTTTACATCCCTATACTCCAATCCATTCAATACGCCTTCCAAAGACACAAGTCCTTCGTTTTCTGTTACAATTTTAGTGCTTCCAACCAGACAATTACGAGTCCCCACCATAGTCTGTTGCCAAGCCTGTCTGAACTCATCCAAAGAAGATTGAGATATGTTTGGATTCTTAACGTTAATAATTCCTTTAGGTTGTGAACCTTTGCTAAAATAATTTCCGTTGTATTCAAACCCCCACAAAATCCACGTCATAACACTGGACAATGTTTCCAGTTCTGACGTGCCATACCCATTTTTATAGATGTTGGTGGATTTGTTACGGATACCGATACCCAATTCCCAAGGATAGAAGATAACACTTTCGTGTGTAACAGGATGCTGCATGATCTGACCTTGCCAGCACATACAGTATTTTGGTAAATAACCTTTGAACCGGTATTGTTCAAATTCTTCCCGGAACTTTGGGTCGATACTATCAAGAAAACGTATCAAAGAGGCATCCACAGCCCGATAACGGGCTAAATTCCATGATCTGTCCCTTACTATTTCAAATGCAAGCTGATCCAAAGTAAGGCTATCAAACACAACTTTTCTCCCAAAATCTTGGAATGTATCAAACGATTCCCATTTGTCGTGAAAACCACCTTCTTCCAAAAACTTTCTGATATAGCTAATTTTAATCTGATCTTCCCTTGAGCGTTCTGCGCTTACCTTTTCAAAAGGATTTCTTTTCCTTCTAATAGTGTATCCTTCTTTCTGTTCATCCGTACTAAAATGGAGAAAGTTCTGAACTTGCTCCACACGAGTATTGACAACAGCCCGAATAACAAAAATATCTCCCATCCGGCGAAGCACCTCAAACGGCATAGAGCCGTAAAAATTAGGGTCTTTGTATCCCCTACCCGTATCGCTCGCTTCGTCTGGATTAAAAAATACAGCCTTTACGCTGTCTTGTCTCTGATTAGCATTATCCATATAGAGATTGGCTTTCACCAAATCCCCTAAATCGTCTGATCGAGACATCTGTTGTAATTTAGATTGGAGTATAGTAGGAAGTGTTTTTTGCAATCCTACAATATCTTCCAAAGAAAGGCTTGCCAGACTTTTGGTAAAGTCCGGCTTCCCTCCTTTATTATTTTTCTGCTTTTTCCTACTCATACTAAAATCAAAAATTATACTGCTGACGATGCTACCTGTGTCAAAGTAACGCTAACCGTCTTGTTTCCTTCTGACTGCGTAATCACCAATGTTCCATTTCTGGCTGCTTCTGTAGGGTTTTCTGACGCAACCACTTCCAAATCAGAATTACCTTTTGAAAAACCATCTCCATTAACGGCTGTTGTGTAAGGAACGTTCGTAGGCTTACCAACAGGAACATTATCTACATGAATTTGTTTTACAGAAGTGATAGAAGTCAATTTTTGTGTCCCGCCTTCTGCCGGGAAACTCAAAGATGTAGGGTCTACTGACAAAGAATAAACCACTTCCATGTCCGCATCATCCACCAACACCATAGCTTCCTCTTGCAAACCTTCTGGATAAGCTACCACTTTCAAAAGATTTGTCCATGCCCATTCTTTAAAAGTGCCCAGATTGTACGTCACACCTGCCTCTATAGAGATACCCAGACTTTTAAAATAGTCAATATCTCCAATAGGTGTTTCTGTAGCAAAAATGTTCATCTGACTGTCAATACCATCAGTTATAACAGTCAAACTTTTGCTACTATCTGAATTTGTAAATAAAATCCGCATCATAAGGCTTAATCGGCAGAAGCCACAAGATTAAAGGATTGAACACCGCCATTTGCAAACAAAACAATCTCCAATTCTTCTTTAGCATCCAAACCAAGATCAGCCAAAGTTAACGTCCAAGAATTTAAGATTTTACCCTTAATAGAGTGTCCGCCATTTGTGATCTCACCAAAACGAGTAGCCGATTCAGCCAAATCTACAGTATTGGGGAATACAGCTTCCACCTCTTTGGACTGATTAAGTTCCGATACAGCAGTAACAACCAAATTGTTTTCCGCATCCCATTCAGCAGAGGCAGTAACAATATCGTTAATTTCCTGCGGTTCAATGGTAAGTGTCAAACCATTTTCTTCCGCAAAGTCAACCAAATCTTCGTGCTGAACCGTTTCGCCTACATTCCACTTCCAACCCAAAGCAAGAAAAGAATCACTTCCTTCTTTTTGATCGTCTGTAGCACCAGTCTGACCGGGAACCACCACACCTCGCGGCGATTCAGTAATAAACACTCTTTTCTGTCCGCAAGAACCATCAGTAGCAACCACTACATCAATTTTATCATCTGTCTTTACAAATCTATACAGTCTCATATCTCAAAAAATTTAGTTTCTATACATCTAAATAGAAGGAGTATTATTATTATTCATCCTTTCCTTCATTTTCAAGAACCCATTCTCGTCAAAGTCCCTTAAATATTTTCTTATCCATGAAGGCACAAGATTGGGGTTTATCTTACCGGAATTTTCCACAATAGAAACAGCCTCCCTTACTATAAGAGCCGTGCACATCAAAGACCGAAACCAAGTAAATGTTTCTGTAGATTCTCCGTTAATCGTATAGCCTCCCAATACATGCGCTACAATCAGCAAGCAAGCATATACAAAAAGTTTAGTAAAGATCATTCCAATACCTTTAGAAGAAAAATCTTTCTGTCGTAAATGGAACACCCAACTAACAAGTGTATCTACTACAATTAACACTACAAGGAATTTCAAAAACTCCCAATCTTTGAATATGTATTTTTCTATTAAATCCACAATAGGAGAAAGGGGAATAGCGACAAGCAATGGATAACAGAAGCTACCCAAATAAGCCTTTAAATAATGTACTCTTTGTTTTCTTCCCATCACTCAATAAGACTTACTCTTTCTTGTCAGTTTTATCGGATTCTGATTTCTTCTTTTGATACTCGGTATCTTTCTTGTAAGGCATACCCACAATTCCCTTTCGGCGATTTTCGGGGGTGTCTTTATAGAAACCCAATTTGTTTTTTACAGGAAGTCCGGTTGCTCCGGCTTTTTCGATTGTTTCTTGGTCAGCATCCTTCCACTCAATCTGTGGTTCTCTATAATATACAACAGATTTGTTGAAGTTTTCGTCAACCACAACAACACGATTCAGAGACACAAAGTCTATAGCTCCATGTTCCCTTTCAGTAGGATCAATACTTTTCACAACGTCAGAAGCAAAGTTTTTCACCTGTTCCAACGTATAAACCTCCCAGCCATTCTTTTCTGCAAGGCTTAAAAATTCGTTTATAGGAAATTCTTGTACACTCATGGACGTAATCATTTATAATTCAACACATACAAAAGTAAAACTTTTTTCCTATAAAAGAACAATATATAAAGAAAAACTCACAAGAGATAATTTCATTGTTGGTGCGGCAACCTTACTTTTATCTCTTGTGAGTGCCGATCTCCCTCCGCACAGGGATCAAAGGTAACGGCAAAGCCTTTAAAGTAGGAAGTGAATTTGTCTCGCCACTCTGCCCGCAGGACAATGTTACTTCAAAAGAAGCCTTTCTCACGAGAAACCATTATCTCACGACATCCTACAAGCCGCCATTTGCCCTACTTCGGGACTTATTCGTTAGGAACGATTCTTATAGGGGAGCCGGCATTTCCTGACTCGGTTCGTTTATCATTAGAGACATTCGATCTAACACTTCCTTAATTTTGGGAAACACCCTAAAGTTATTTCCCATCAACCTCACATAGCCTTCAAAAAGAAGAAGGGAAGCTATCGCGAATCACTTCCCAAACTTCAACTTTTTAAGCTATCTCATCTCGACTGCAAACATACAACTTTTGTATTCAATAATTGCAATTTTTGATGTTAAATATTGTTACAAATTAATGTTTTTCAAATCAAAATAATCTATAAACTTATCCCACAACTCTTTATTCTCTTTATCTGGTTTAAAAGTTCCTTTCTGTATCCTTAAAACTAATCCTTTAAAATCTTCAACAGTTCTTTTTGACAAATACCAAGCCAATATCAATTTTGGCGTAAACTCCTTATACTCATTAAAAAATGATCCTTCTTTATATAATATCTCAATAACTTCAAGTAAACGCTTTGTTTGATGCGGATATTTAAATGGGTAAGTAAGCATTTCCCTTACATTAGACATAGGACACAAAATACATCCTATTCTCTTTTCTCCCTTATCGTACAAATCACAATGTTTTATCCCCATTTTATTTAAGAACTCCCAAACATTGTCTTCCGTCCATGACAAAATAGGTGAAATAATGACTTTATCTTTTCCACCCACACAAGATACCATTTGCTCCTTATGCTCATCCCACTGATCGAAAGAAAGGTTGTATTTACGCTTACTTGTTCCTATTTCTTCTCTTTTTGCACGTCTAACAGATTCTTCTGCTCTTATACCAACTAAAGTAACTGTACCGCCACCTCCCCTTTCTTTTAAAACATCACAGCAAAATCTATACGTTCTTGAAGGTAATTTCTTTTTCTTTAAGATAAGATCAAAGAAATTCATTTCCGGTACATGTCTTATAACATCCGGGTATTCTCTTTTTACAAAAGAAACTACAGAAGCCGGATCAACGGTAGTCATATTCATGCGAGCTTCAAATTTTACCCCAGCCAACTTTGCTACATGATACAATGCTTGTGAATCTTTACCACCGCTAAAAGCAAGGTAAAAGCCTTTATCATAAAATCTCAAAGCAAATTCTTCACTCTTTCTTAATACAGAAACGGAATGTCTAACTTTATTAGACAAATCTTCCGAAAAGCCATATTGTTTTATCTTTTCTTCTATACCATACATATCAAATATCCTTAATATCTATCCCACATGCAGAAGCTATCAGTAGGGATACCTCACGTTCCTTTTCCGACATCTTCCTGATAGAAGCCTTGTATCCTTCCGGGTTGCCGTTATAACTCTCTACGATCGCTTTCTTTTGTTCTTCTGAAACGTTATAGAAAGCCAATACGTTTTTCTTTTCTTCTTCCGTCATGGAAAATTTGTTTTTGATATTAGGTGATTCACTCTCCATAATTATTTATATATATGCCATTTTAGAATCAAACTTTTCTTTTCGCTCAAGAGCTTCTTCGTATAAATCTCTGTAGTTAACACCACCACAAAAATAATCACTTTCACCCCAATAATCATATTGAGGAACACATTTAAACAATCTTTTTATATCATAACCAGCGTTATATAAATCCATAAGAAATGATTCTATTAAACTTTTATCACGTAAGGTTACGTTAATATTAGTCAAATCATATGTACGAAAATAATCAATTATATTTTTATACTTTGCTTCTAAATACGGTTTAGAAAACATCAGCATCTCAAGATTGAGTTTGTATTCAGCGCATTCGATTATCTTATCAAAAGAGCTAACTACACCAGATTCACTAAACAAAATTGTTTTTCTTCTACTTGGCATAACAATTAAGCAATTAAATTTAAGTTATCATATCTCCAATCTATAATATCACTAAACCTTTCTTCAACATAAGAATCTTCTTTGAAGAAAAATTTCAAACAATCATCTGCCAAATCATGATCTTTAGAAGATAAAAGTTTTTCTATCCTTCCAAAAATACCACCTACATATTCAAGACGATCTCTATTAAAAGTAAAAGTCGAAGAAAAATATCTCTTTTTCATTTGAGATTTAATAGCACGACCTCTATATACTTTTATCCATTCTTTTCTCCTTAAACTACTTTCAATAAACCCTTTTCTATATTTAGAAATAGAAACAAGAATGGTGCTAAAAATAGATTCCAATTCAAACATTGGCGGTAAATTAGTAGAATACGATTTAGTGCCACGATATTTCCTAATCATTTTTTCTTCAATGGTATCTTTTCTATAATAATCTTCTCCCCAAAAAAACTTCATTTTATGCTTTCTAAGCAAAAGTTGTGTTTTTGAAATACCCAATTCATCAGCTTGTGTCCTGGAAGAAGTAAACGTAACCCCTTTGAAAAGTGGAGTTATGCCATCTGACTTAACCAAAGTTTCCTTTTCTACAACAACGAAACATCTTCTCTTTATTTCGTCATAAATAGTGATAGCAATATCCATAAATTCAATACGAATATCTTTTTTCAAGCATCTGCCAGCAGACATAAAACGAAAATCATCAAAAACTTCTGGATGTTTGTCTACATAATAATAGGCTTTGTCTCGATTAACAAAAGTGACTCTTTTAGACACCTTATTATATTTTATGTATTTGGAGTATTTGTCAAAAATACTTTCCAATTTTCTCCTTGTAATAGGATAAACACGATCAACAGCTCTATGAAGATCGGCAAAACTCTTAAATCTAAGTTCCTTTAAAGAACTAAGTTTTCGTGCTTTTGCTTCCCAATAGCAAGCTCTTTTGATCATCTGCACTTCTATGAAGTATTTTTTTGTTTTTGTTTTTTTGTTTTTGTTTTTCATTTACGCGAAACATTTTTATTAACTGCTACAAAAATACAAACTTTTCTCAATGTTCCGCGCCTTTAAGAAAAGTTTTTTTGAAAAATTTCCCGAAAAGTTTGTATTTATCTGTCAAACAATAAAGTTTGTGTCGAAAAACAATTTATCACAAGTTGTTTTTGATGATGCAAATATACAAAAATTGTAGGTTTTGTGCAAACATAAAGGCAACAAAATGCAAACCGCCGGGCAGAACGCTCTCCTCCGTCTCGCGCGCGCCCGTAGGGTTTCCTCCCCACCCTCCATCCCTAAGTCTTGTTTTTCAATTTTCCCATTCAAGCGCGTATGCGCGTGTTTTTCTTTCCCTCTTTTCTTTAATAGGAGTAATCCTATTTTGTTCTTTTTTTCTTTCTTAATAGGAGTTACTACTGTATTCTTTTCATTTTTCTCTTAATAGGAGTAATCATACTTAAATCCCTATTAATCAGGTGATTGGAATCCAATCCCGTTTGAGAATTTTTCGAAAACGGGTCTTTTTTATGAAGACTTTCTTATAATTTGAAGATAAAATTGTTTGTCGTCCAAACAATTCTGAAAATTATATTTGAAGAAAGTTTTTTATAAAATATATATTAGGACAATACTGTATATATATATATTATAACATATTATGTATCAATAATATACAATGATAAGAAATATAGCGATAATATACGCCTATATAGAGCATACAAACAAAGAAAAATGGGTAGCAAATCAAATGACTGCTACCCACCCATCGAATAGTAAAAATAAGGATTTGGTATAGATTATGATTTATCACACTATGTCAGTTTTTGAAAATTTGGGTAAGAAGGCATTTCTCAACGGTTCCTACCCTTTTTGATGATTAGAACTTAATCTATATATACCATGATTAAAATTCTTGGTCTTTTGTTTCGCTTTCTACTCTTTTGTCCAAAGATACATCATTTTCGTATTCGGCAATCCTAATCATGCCAGGTTTTATTACAGTTTTGCCCTTTTCTTTAAAATAAATTATTTTGCCGATCCTTATCTCATTGTTTACTTTACTTACACGTTTTGTCTTCAAAAGAGTGATTTGATTTTTTAGTTTTTTGTCTTTGTAAGTTTTTTTGACTGATTTCCATTCGTAACTTCTAAAAATACCATCACCTATTTTTAATAATAGCTTTCTGCCAGCAGAAATTTCTACCATGAGCAAGTCTTCGTTTGATACATTTTCTTCTTTGGGAATGATTTCTACATTCATATCTTTAGGAAAGAATCCAGATTTAAAAGCACCTAAAGCATCTCCATCCCAAATATAGTGTAAGAAAACTCTACCTTTCCCGTCTAAATAATAGGTCACTTTCCTATCCATATGTTTAGAGTTTATTTAATGGAATATCAAAATACACATATCTTCTTAGTCGAGGATCGTATATTCGAAAATCTGATTCCGATAAATGAAAATTGATTTTCGATATTGGTATTTCGTCTATTTTAATTATATCTTTATATAAATATTTTGAAGGGGATGTATTTGGAATATCTTTAATTTCTGCAAAGAAAAACTCTATTGTATATCCGGTGATGTCGTTTCCATCAACAAAAGCCATCTTATTCAACGCTCTGCGTTCCAAATAAGTTACATTAGGAGTAGCTGGTGAGACTTTTTCTTTGAAATAATAAGTACTATCTATTACAATCCCATTTCTCTTTAGGCGATATACTAAATTAGGTGTCCATCGTCTTTTTTGAATAGACGTGTTGTTGCTGAACTTGATATAAAAATAAGGACAAAGATCGTCTGAACAAGAATATCCGTACATAAACCCCATTCTTATTTCTTTTAAAGTTAAGCCTGTTTTTTCACGAAGTTCTTTTGAATGGTTGCTTTGGTAAAATTTTCTTTGGCCTTGTCCAAATCCACACACTGAAATAAGTGTAAATAATACACTAATAAAAATTACTTTTTTCATGCTATTTTGTTGTTTTTAATAATTTCACGTTTGATATTGTTGTTTGTATCCTCTGCCAAAGGAACTGCTATCAGGATTGAAAAAATCCAAAATCCTGTAAACCAAAGTAGGTGTTCGACACAGTTTACCAGATCGACCTTAAATAAGGTGATTGCAGCTCCTAAAAGATTGTACAGGGTACAGATGGTCAGGATGGATGCGATAATAGGTTTACCGGTGTAATAAAGCCCAAATCCGCCCCACATACAGGTCATAATAAAAGCCCTAAACGGCTTTTTCTTTCTCGCTTCATAAAGCAACGCTTGTCTTTCCGTCATCTTTACTTCCATATCTTCTATTAGTTTTTGATTGTATAATTGATCTTTGTGTTTTCTTCTGTGCAAGATTGCATCCAGAGTGAAGGAATTTCCGTTTCATCTTCTGTCATCATTAAATCTGCTTCACTTTCTTTATCAGCAACGAAAAACGTTCCACTTTCTGTAAAGGTAAATTCTTCATAATCATCTTTACCGAAAAATACTTTTGCCAAAATAGGATAGTTGTTGTTGCTCGGATTTTCAAAAGAAATGATTTCCACTCTCCTACCATTTCTTGTGCAGACGGGTTTGCCTACTTTTGCTTCTTCTAAATTGAAAGGTTTCATGATTCTATTTGTTTTTGTTACTTGAATATGCCGCAAAAGTAATATCGTTTTTGTACAAAATGCAGTCTATGGAGTTAAATTACTTTAAAATGTAACATTTTAGTGTTACACTCTCGTTAATGGAAACAAAAACTCCCGTCCCTCAATAAAGAAGAACGGGAGAAAAGCATGAAAGAATTTGTTTGTCTAAGCAAGCGATTGGATCAACTTCAAGTAACATGACAAAGTTAGGAATTTGACGGGTGATTCCAACGAATTTTCGTCAAATTCATAGTCATTCAGCCATTTTTCCAATGCTTTTATGTCAATATATTGCCATTTTTCCTGTTTTAGACACTCTGCAAGTGCAGGAAAAGCATATTCTTTATCCTCATTAAACTTTTTGCACACTCTTTTGAGATAATTTTTCCTACCGGCATACCAAACATCACCCGCAGATGACATACAGTAATAGGAATTGTCCTTTCTTTTTACTCCAAACCGTGTCACGATAGGGAAATACACCCTATCAGCAAGGAAAATGAAAGGAATGTACCAGACACCGTACAAAAAGGTCATAAATCCGTTCAATTTCGCTTCCGGTACAAACTTTTTGAGGGTTTTTCTGAATCCGTAAGCAAAATACCAATTGTTCGCGCCTCTTTTTACCTTTACAGTGTATTTCAAATGATTGTTCCTATCCTCTACTCTGTCCCAAGGTTTCAGCTTTTCTGTATTCATGGATGGAAGGTAAGTCCAAAAATGCTTTAGCGCACTGAAATAGGGATTGTAAATGGTGTGTCCATGATCGGAAACATAGGAAAGAATATCATGCAGTATTTCTTTTGCCAGATTTCCTATTTCTTGTCCTTTAAAAACGTCTATTAAAAGAGAAAGAGAGGGCAACAAGTTCCAAATCTGATCTTGTGATACGAAAGGGGAAAAGCATGGATCTTCGTTTTCAAGTTCAATCCCATTGGAATAACCGCTTTCTATTTTTATGGCATCAAAAAGACCACAGGAAGAGGATGAAATATCGTCTCGAAGGAAAAACCCTTTTTCGCGTACAAAATACACTTTTGGATTCTTCATCTTTTCATCCTCGTAGGCACTCGTTGACAACCTCTGGAGGGATTTCAAGCACCAGAGTATTTTGTTGTTGCAAGTCTTGTCTCCCAGTAACGATTCCATCAAAAGGTAGTGAAGGTATTCCGCCATGTTGATAGTTCCATCACCCCAATATAGGATTTTTAGTCCTGTGTTCGGACTTTTCACTCTTTTGCTGGCAGGGATATTCGTTCCTCTGCAAGTAGTTTCTTCTGTAGCGACAATAAAGTCTTTAAAGAAGATGTCTTTTAGCTTTGAATATTTTTCTTCGATTGTCATAAGCTGTATATATTCAATGTAGGTGATTTATAAAAATGGCGCGGAAGTTCTTGCCCACCGCGCCCAAAACACAAAGTATGAAGAAGATTATGCTGCTTTCTTTTTAGTGAATAATCCAAACAACCATTCAATAAGTCCAGTGTCCCAAAATCCGTTACTGGCTAATCCAGCTCCAAATCCCCACAATAATGCTTGCCACCAATCCAATCCTTCAAACATACCCAAATGGAAACCCCAAGCGAACATACCAAGTCCGATGCCGATTACCCAAGAGATAATTCTTTGAACCCATTCTGACGGTTCTGTTTTGAATAGTTTCTTGATGAACTCCGTTACAACTGTTGTAACACCTACTACGCCGGCGAAAGTTGCAAAGTTCGCTGCATAGTCAACTGTTTCTTCCGGCAACTCTCCTTGTGCAAAAATGCAAGCAATGCAGGAGAACAAAAAAGTCAATGTCAATAAAATTCTGTTCATGATGATATTTATTTTGAGTTAATTAACCGTGTCAAAGATAGAAGAAAAGGTGCACTTTCACAAGCACACCTTTCAATCATTTACTGTTTATCGCCAATGATAAAGTATCAAATCATTCAATTGTTAATTTCTTTTCACTCCCAACTTAGCTCTATAAGCCTGTCGAAGATTTTCTACTACAATTTCCAAAGCATTTACATTCATGCTTTCGATGATTTTCACTCCCGGCACGTTTGTTCTCCAGATAGCGTTTCCGTTGTCATCAATAGTCTGTTCTATTGTTGCGTCTGGGTAAATTTTTTGCAGTTTTGTTTTAGCTGCTTCCAGCCTTTCTTGATATGTTGCCATAGCTATACTTTTTGTTTTCAAAAGTAAGTCCTCTCCTATTCAAAAACAAATACTTTAACAAATGTTAATAGTGTTGTAATATTATACTGTTACATATATTTTTGCATCGACATGAAAAAAGGTAGGAAAACAGAAAGCAGATTAGTTAAGTCGGTGATGATATACCTTGCAATAGATGGATTGGCAAAGATATGTGTATCTGACAACGAGATAATCATTGTTCCTATCACAGTCATTTTAGTTGGTGTAATTTTTACACTAAAAGTTTTTGACTGAATTTCGATAAAAATGTAACATTATATTTTGTCATGTAACATTAAAGTGTTACATTTGCGGCAGAATAAAGAAAACGATTTTAAACTTAATGCAGAAAAATGGATTAAAAATCAAAGAGATCATGCAAGAAAAAGGTATTTCTGTGACCCAGATGTCAAAAAAATTAGGAGTAACAAGACAATCTCTTTATAGATGTCTGAATGGAAATCCTACCATGAATCGGTTAAAAGAAATAGCTGATATTCTTGATGTTTCTCCAAAAGACTTATTTAATGACGAGAAGAAGGATTGATTTTTTGATAGAATCAAAAAAGAATATTTTGATTCCAATTATGGGTTAAAAGAAGGAGATAAGATCCGTATTTTACACGAAACAGGAGATGAAATGATAGGCTTCTTGAAAAAAGTTGAAGTATGTGAAGACGGAGATCTGTACTTGACAATCCAAAAACAAAACGAAAAAGGTGACAGAGGCAGAAGAACATGGAATATGTATCTATCATCAAAATCAATTAAAATTGAAAAATGTGTATAATGCCATGAGAGTGTTAAGTTTATTTGACGGAATGTCATGTGGTCAAATAGCGTTAAAAGAAATAGGGATTACACCTGAAGTATATTATGCATCAGAAATAGATAAGTTTGCTATTAAACAAACGCAATTAAATTTCCCTAATACTATACAAGTAGGAGATGTAAGGGATTTGAATGTAGAAGATCTTGGACACATAGATCTTATTTTAGCCGGCAGCCCATGTACAGATATGTCCTTTTCTGGAAAAAGAAAAGGGTTGTCTACCGTAGAAGGAATAGAAATCAAATCACTTAATGAGTATCTTGAATTAAAAAAACAAGGATTTGAGTTTGCCGGTCAGTCTTACTTATTCTGGGAGTTTATCCGTATTTTGAATGATGTAAGAAAAACTAATCCCGATGTGTTGTTTCTTCTTGAGAACGTTAAGATGGGAAAGAAATGGGAGCCGGCATTTGATAATGCTATAGGGTGTAAAGGCAATCATATTAATTCAGCGCTTGTTTCCGCTCAAACCAGGAAACGTATTTATTGGACTAATATTCAAGGCGGCATTATCCCTCAGCCTAAAGACGAGGGTTTGACCATAAGTGATATATCTGAATATGAAGTAGATGAAAAATATTACTTATCTGAAAAAGTTTTAAACAATTTAGCTTTTCACTTGAAAAGAAATCACGACAAGGGGAATCATTATGGAGCTAATATTAAAACAAAAGATGAAAAATCCAATACTGTTACCGTAAAGGGTAAATACATGTACGATCTTATTTGTGTAGCAATGAGAGGTAGGAATCCAGAAAAACCTACATGTAGAGAATCTGGTCTTAAAACAGTTCAGAAAGATAATCTTATTTTACAAATACCAAGAGGATTTAACAAAGGTGGATTTCATGAAGATAAGGCTCCAACATTATCTTGTAATTCATATGATAGAAACAATTTTATCATACAGAGAGCATTACATGGCGATTTCAGAATAAGAAGATTAACCCCTACAGAGTGCTCCAGGTTACAGACTGTACCAGATTGGTATAAATGGGAATGCAGCGAAACCCAACAGTACAAGATGTTGGGAAACGGGTGGACTATTAAAGTTATTGAACATATACTTAAAAGAATAAAAGAATCATGATTAGAGCAATATTTTACATTAAAAAATCCGACTGCGATAACGACTACCGTCCAGTCAAATGGCCTATAAAATATCCATATTGGTGTAGTGCAGAATCCAGTAATTCATTTGTATTGGTGGCGTATGCTGAAGACGAAGACAGTATAAAAGAACTGTGGCCGGAGGCGTATGATATTAATGTCTTAGAGAAAGATACCGAAATTAGATTCACATTAAGATTTCCTAAGCCGGAATGGTATGAATTGTACGAAAGGGAATTAGAAGAATATGATAGATTTATATGGGTTACGGATGCGTGCCTGAGAGACGGTATAATAAGAAAAGTAAAAGCTAAAATAGAAGAGTATGGTGGTCTTTTGTTAGCCGACATCCCTGATAGGTTCACTCCTTATGAAATAGGAATGGATGCTTTTGAGAGCAAAGAAGAAGCTTTAAAGCATGCAGAGGAACGGAGAACGTACCTGATCGAGTCTACTAAGAAACAATTGAATGAACTTGAAAATCTAAAATTTAAATGCGATGATTAACTATGCAGCAAAAGCCAGAAAAGCTTATTTGATAAACAATTTCGATAAGATTCTTAACAGTCTTAACACGCTTCATTCAACGGTTGAGACCATGACGTTGTTCGTAAACGACCAGGCTTATAATTACATTCTTAAGCTAAAGGAGGTAATTAAAACCAGTCCTATGTATAAGCACAATATCAAGCGTCTTTTAAATGACATGGACAAAGAGATAAAGAGGTACAATGCTTCTATCTACTACATAAATAAAGAGCGTAGTGAGGTTATAGCTGATATAACACAAGCGATGGAAGATTGCCTCATGCCATACATAGACGACCTGGCCGGCGCTATAAGGGCAGCCGTGTGGTCGAGGGGTGTGTCCGAGGAGCGGACGGAAGCGGCGGTACTGTCCCTAATCGTATCCTCCTTGGCCACGACATCAGGCAGACTTATCTCAGGTGGATATCAGATCATGAAAGAAATGGGTGGTGGCTGGGGTGGTAATCCATTTACGTTTATGAGCATTGATAAGATAAGACACTTATCTACATCATTATCTGATGCTATTACCGGTGGAGAAATAGCTCTTGAAGAAAAAGAAGCCAATGACATAACTAAGGCAATGGATGTTTTTATTGAGAAAATGTCTGATTCGGATATTGTCGATAAGGTGATCAACATACTCGAAGAGGCAGAATCTAAAAATAAGGAGGAGCGATCGTGAATTATTTGGATGGGTATGTAGAAGAAGTTCTTTCCGAGCCGTACTATGATGATTACGGCTCTGGGATTTTTAGGTGGTGGGTAAAAGTATCTTACGTTTGTGAAGGCATAGGAGCTATCACTACCTTAATGTTTGATACGAGAGAAGAAGCAGAGGCAGTAAAACCAGGTTACAAATTTTTATGTTGAAAATAATATGAAGTATTTTATTTTATTGATGACATTAGTATTATCATCATGTTCAAATAATCATCAGGTTAATGACGGATGGGTTATTCCTGGATGGGTTAGGATAGACGGTGTAAGCTGGGTGCTTAAGCCTATGGTGAAAAACGTACCAAACGGATGGAACTGCCTTGGATGTGGTGGAAGAAAAATGTATATCAATATCGAAGGGAAAGGCATTGTTACATCAAATAACTGCTGGTGTCAAGGTGATGTTTCGGACGCATTCAAGGATCTGATGCCTGATAATGCTACTTGGGCTACGAAGGAGGAATTTGACAAAGCTCCTGTAGTAGGACATATCATAGAAGGTATAGGTTTAGTTTTCACAGATAGGGGAGATCATGAAGTTAATGCTTAGAAACTTAGGTGATTATATACCAATTTACACCAGTACATTTTGACGCTTCACCGTTCCTACCAACGTAGGCAACTCCACGTCCCCTTCCCGGTTCACCACCGGTGTCTTGTTAATATTTTCTTGGGTTAGAAGATTCTGTTTTTCTAACCCAAATCTTTTAATGTTATTCGCTGCAAGTAAATCACGATCATTGACGGCGCCACATTCAGGACATATCCACTTTCTATCTGAAAGTTTTAAATCTTTATTGATATGTCCACAAGAACACATTTTTGAAGAAGGTTCAAATCTTCCTATTCTAATAAGATTTACTCCGTTCCATTCTGCTTTATATTGTAGCATTCTAAAAAATTCATTCCAAGCAACAGAAGAAATACCTTTTGCAAGACAATGATTTTTCAACATTCCTTCTACATTCAAATCTTCAATAATAACAGTTTGGTTCTCACTTATTATTCTTTTAGAAACTTTATGCAGAAAATCTTGTCTACGGTTTTTTATTCTTTCATGACAGATAGCAACAGTCAATTTTGCCTTTTTGTATCTGTTACTCCCTTTCTTTTTTCTTGAAAGCCTTCTTTGCAAACAAGTTAATCTTTTAGAAAATTTTTCAAGATATTTTGGATTTTGAAAAACTTGTCCATTTGATAAAACAGCAAAATCTTTTAGACCAACATCTATTCCGACAGAAGTCGAAGGCACAATAGGATTCTTTTCGGGTAAAGAATTTCCATCTTCTACTAATACACTTACATAATATTTACCAGTAGAAGATTTTGAAACTGTTATTGTTCCTATTTTCCCTTCAAAAGAACGGTTTTTGTAAAACTTTACCCAGCCTAAAATCGGAATTTTGATTTTATTGTTTTCAAAATCAATCTTAACAGAGTTGATATTTTTAAAAGTTGACTTGTCACGATGCTTAGATTTGAATTTTGGAAAGCCAGCGTGCTCTCTAAAAAATTTCGTAAAAGCAGAATCCAAACATCTTATAGATTGCTGTAAAGATTCGTTTGAGACTTCTTTAAGCCAAAGATGATCTTCTTTTTGCTTTAACAAAGTAAGCTCTTTACATAAATCAACAGCAGATAGAGACTTTTTACTTTCTTGGTATGCTTTTATTTTTAGATCAAGTGCCCAATTATAGATATAACGACAACAGCCAAAAGTCTTTTCCATTTGAACGATTTGACTTTTGGTAGGATTCAATCTATATTTGAACGATTTAATCATAGTGCAAACATACAAAATTAAAGTAAAATGGATTCTATTTACTTTATGCTTTAAAACATAATTACGAAAACTGGTATATAGTTACCAAAACAAATAATAAAAACAAGTCATGAAAAGAGGAATACTGACAGCTATGTTAATGATGTCCGCATTGGGTGCAAATGGAAGTACATATCCATTTAAAACGGGTAGCGGAATGAACCCCAATTACCGGAGGCCAGAGAAAAAGAAACAGGAAAAAGAGTTTTGTATAAAAGGAATAAAAGTAATGGCATATTCCAGAAAAGATGCCATTAAAAGATTAAAACATTTAAAATAAACAGAATAAAAATGGAAAAGAAAATTTTTATATTCAAATACGCCTTGGCAAAAGGCATTATAGAGGTAGATGCTAAAATAGAACAAGGTATTCATGAAGAGTATGCTATGGTAAAAGATTGGATTGGTTTTATATGGTTAAACAGGGATTATGTTCACACCAAAGAAGAAGCCTTGAAGAAGGCAGAAGAGATGAGACTTAAGAAGATCAAATCTTTGAAAAAACAGATTGCTAAACTCGAAAAAATGAAATTTTGAAATGAAAGAATTTGATTTAGAAAAAGCGAAAGCCGGACATCCGGTGTGCACAAGAGATGGTAAGGAAGCGAGAATCTTGTGTTTTGATAGAATAGGACATCATCCTATTGTGGCCTTAGTAAAAGAGGCTGGTGATGAAACTATCTTTTCTTATAACAAGAAAGGAAGATTCAGTAACGATGGAAGGGGATGTATGTGTGATCTTTTCATGAAATCTGCAAAACAAAAGAGATGGATAAACTTGTACAAAGATAAAGATGGACTACTGTTCCCGGGACTTAATCTTTTTGAATCTGAAAAAGAAGCAAAGGATAGGATGGAATCAGGTGAAAAGTCAAGTCGTTTGTATTACAAAACAGTAAAAATAGAATGGGAAGAATAAGGTAAAAAACAAAAGAATGAATATGGAAACGAAGACATGTCCTAAGTGTGGACAAGAAGATGGATCGGGACAAAATCATATCCATGACATGAACCCGGAGCATTTTTGCAAATGTGATATCCGTTCAATCATGGAAAGAGATGGTGTTTGTTATCATTGTGCATTTTGGATAAGAATGTATGAGCAACATAAAAACGATCCCAATTGGCTAATTATAGATGGAGCTTCATACGTTGCCAATCCATTTGTTCCTAATACAAACAACAAAACACGAAGATTCATGGGTATGGGAGGAAGAATAATGGAGGCTATTTCAAATGATGGGAGAAAAATCATTTCCAATGATTGGTGGCATCAAGGGAAAATTCCAGAAGAATTTAAGGAGTTAATGCCTGATAATGCCAAATGGGTAGAATGAGTTTAAGAAAAATACATAGATACAAAACAAACAATATGAATATAGTTGAATTAATAAAAGAGTGTCCAAAGTACACTAAATTGTACACGATTACACATGGAGAAGTTTTGTTCGATCATGTTGAGGGCAACTGTATTGTTGTGATAACTGAAATCTCAAACAGCTTTACAGAATATTTGAAATTGGATGAATTAGGCAGACTTTCAGAACACGGACAGACAGTTTTGTTTCCGTCAACATCAGGAACATGGGATGAGTTTGATATTACTAAAATAGAAATAAATTCTCCTTTTGTGCCAGGGCAAGTAGCTTACAACGAAGAATTTTGTTCATTTGGTTTTGTGGACATGAACGGCGTTTCCCTTAAAACAAATGAAGGACAAATATTGCCTATTTCCCGTTTGGCTACGGAAAGCGAAATTGATATCTGGAATCAGGAAAATCATAAAAAGCATCTGCATTATTCTCTTGCGAGAAAGAAATTCGTTTACTATTTCTGTCCTTTTGATAAGGTTCTTGTAAGACAAGACAGAAATAAAGAATGGGTGGCAGATTGGTTTTCTCATATTACCAGTACAGAGCCAGAAGAAAGGATATATGTTACCGTAGGAGGCAAATGCTGGGCATATTGCATTCCTTTCGATAAATCAACCGATGATCTTGTAGGGTCGGCATCTGATTTCGAAGAAAACGAATAACTTTTTAAGAAAAACAAATAAGATTATGGAACAGAAAATGGTAACAATCCCGTTTGATTTAGAAACGGCGAAGAGAATAAGAGAAGGGAAAATACCAGGTCAGATTATAACAGAGAAAGGACAAAATAAAGCAGAAATCGTATATGAAGATGATTTGTGTAATGCATATCCTTTATTGGTTGTAATTCATTCGATTCCTATATTAGCGGATTGGTTTTCGTCCACGGGGGAAACGTTTAACGATGAAAATCGTCTTCTTCTTGAAGTCCCGGAATATACTACATTTAAAGATGGAGATGTACTAAGTAACAAAGATGGAGATTTTACCTTTATTCTAAGCAAGCATGGAGAATGGTCAACATCTTTGTATGCGTACATTAATTTTCAAGGGATTCTTTTTATAGGAGATGGCAATATGGATGCAGCCAACAAGAATAACATAGAACGCTTTACTCTTGCTACTAAAGTTGAAAGACAAAAGTTCATTGACGCATTAAAGGCAAGCAAGAATCCAAAGGCTAAGGAATATCTGAAACGCTTCTTCGGGATTGAAGAAAAGCCGAAATATGAGTTTAAGCCGTTTGACAAAGTGCTGGTAAGAGACGAGGACGATAAAGAATGGCATATCAGCTTGTTTGCAAGGGAAATTGTGGGCGATTATAATGGATTGCCTTATAAGTACGAATGTTCCAATGGAACATTATGGAACTGTTGCATTCCTTTTGAGGGCAATGAATATCTTTTAGGAACTGCTGAAAATCCAGAAAAATGAACGAATTAGTTTACAGAAAAGAAAATCAAGCATTAACTAATAGTAGATTAGTAGCAATGAAGTTTAACAAAAGACATTCTAATGTTATTAGAGATATAGAAGAGCTTTTAGTCAAACTACCTGAAAATGAACGAAAACTCAATTTTGAGCAATTGGAAGAAGATGTCGAAATATCAAACGGTGGTTCTAAGAAATTAAAATTTTATGCAATGACGGAAACGGGATTTACGCTTCTTGTTATGGGATTTACTGGAGAAAAAGCAATCCAGTTTAAATTAGAATATATCGCAGCTTTCAATAAAATGAAAGAAATCATAAAAAGAGCATCCTTGCCGTCTTACCAGATAGACGATCCTATTAAAAGAGCGGAAAAGTGGATAGAGGAACAGAAAGAAAAGAGAGCACTTGAAGTAAAAGTGGGAGAATTGTCTATCGAAAACAAGGAAATGGAAAAGAGAATTGAAGAAGATGCACCTAAAGTGATTTTTGCAATGGCTGTAACCGAATCCAAACGTTCCTGCCTTGTTGCCGAACTTGCAAAGATCATCTGCCAAAACGGAATGGAAGTAGGACAGAACCGGTTATTTAAGTGGCTTCGCAAAAGAGGGTATCTTGGAACAAAAGGAGAATACTACAATCAACCTATGCAAAGGTGGGTAGAAGCAGGGATGTTTGAGATCAAGAAAAGAACGATCACAAAATCGAATGGAGATTTGATTACGGTAAGCACACCTCTTGTAACCGGAAAAGGGCAAGTGTATCTCGTGAACAAGTTCTTGAAAGAATATATCTCAAAATGAAAATTAAAAAATCACCCGATTTGTCGCAATATAATGTTACATTTTAGTCTGAAAATACTGTTTGACATATTATATTGTGACAAATCCATAAAAAGTTTGTTACTTATAAATACTCTCTCCCTCTCTCCTACCCAAATGTTAAAATCAAAAATCCATGTTTTAGACATTAAAATCACTCTATTTTGAGTCAAAAATATACAATAAGTAAATTCATTTTCGCCTATAAGGGAAGTCGGAAATTCAAAATTCATAAATTATTGATATTTAATAATTTAACTCAAAATCTTATCAGAAATGCACTTTTATCCCTTATTGTAAAAATATACAATAAGTCCAAGTACTTTTTCTTGTCTCATTTTAACTCAAATGTTAAAACCAATCTGAAAAAGTAATAATAAACGGTTACATTTTAGTAGGAAAATAGTTACAGAAGGTTAAATAAGAGAAACTACCCTTCCAGAAGGCAAAATTCCATTCATTTAGGTGTAATTTATAGCAATCCAGATGTATTTGTAGTAGGGGATTTACCCTATTTTGTAACAATAAACTATTACATTTTAGCCTGTTTTTAGGTATTTGTTGGTATCATTTTAATAGAGATAGCCTTTGTTTACTTTACAAATAGTCAAAATTCAAAAACAGTCGAAAAATAGAGTGATTGAAACCCGACAAAAATCACATAAGCCTGAAAATCAATAATTTAAATTTTTCGATTTTCGTCCACTCCTTTATAGCGAAAAAAGTTTTGAAAACCCGATTTTCTTTCTATCATTTTGATAGGGATATAGATTGTTTCTAAATCATTTTGTCAAAATAGGGAGATTTTATGTATTGAGCGAAGCGATTGTCCCTCGGAAGGGAGAAAGAATCCGTGAGGATTCCCCTTCCGAAAGAAAAACGGATAGACCAACCCACTAAAAATCGCCAATAGGAATTCAAATCCATATTTCTGTACATATCAAGAAAGAAAAACAGGAAAGTCAAACCTATAGGAAAGGAAAAGAAATACCCCCTCCCCATTCAAAAAGAGAAAAAAGAAGATATTGCAGATAAAACAATGTTTCTACTATAATAGAAAAAGTAGGATGGTAAATTGCCAATAGGAGTGCATTTTTGAGATTTTATATACATAAGATGCTGAAAATCAATAGATTGAAAATATACTTATTTTGAAAAATCCCCACCAAGAGAACTATTTGAGAACTTTTTCTTGTGGATGGAGAAAATAAATGACTGTTTGTAAAAATCGCCTATATGGAGAGCAAAATAAAACTTTTTCTTGTGACGTATTAGGCACGCCACCTCAATATGGAGAGTCCTCAAACAGTCCCTAAAGATACCCTGGATAAACAAAATACCCCTCCTAACCTATCTATTATCGTTTTTCTGGCGCTTTCTTATCAAAATGGTATAGATGTACCACCTACTAAAAGAAAGTGCCTTAAATCGTCTTATTTGGCTTCATATGTTTTGAGGGAATGGAAGCTACTTTAAACTACAGGAACATACCACTCTAAGGATATATCACCACACAAGTGTATAGGATAGTTACGATACATTGATTTTTCCTATATATAATATATATAGGAATATATATAGGAAAAATCAAATATAAGGATATATCCAGGGCAAAAGTAGGTGCATTTTGGTATTAGTATAGCTCTCAAAAATGGGTCGTACATGGTGCGTTGCAGCACCATAGAGCCATTTTTGAAAACAATAGATATATAACTCCCGTAAAAAGAAAGGCAATGTATAGAGTATAAAAAATAGATATAGAAGGTGATCAACAACTATAAGAATAGAAGCGAAAAGTAGACAGCAAACACAATCGCAAACACTCTGAAAGGTACATGAATAGTGGAAAAGATAGGATAATAGAAGGATAGGAGGGAAAGGATTGGGGGGAGGGTGATGGCAGGTGAGGCGGACAATTGCATACACAAACATCTCTAAAATTATAAATTCTAAGTTTCAAAGCTAAATTTTTTAAATATGCACCTAATAGAGATATACCAAAGTTTACAAACCATACAAAAAGAAATATCTGCATCTAATAAAATCATATAATCTAAATTTTGAAGCATCACATTTTTACACCTACCTACTTATCTAACATTTTCATATTTACATTCCTTTGATTTCCTTCTTTTTCTATTCGTTATAAGTTTTTCGGCATACTCTTCACCTTCTTTTCTTCTATTTTTCATAGAATTTTGATCAATTTGTTGATAATCACTTATTTGTGTAGTTGGTTATTTAGATTCATTCTAAATAAGGTCTTATTTGTTGGTATTGGGTTATAACTATTTGTTTTAAAACAGAAGTTCCGCCCGCGCCGATGCGCTTTCGCTTTACTTCTGTTTTGATATAAGTAACAAACAAAACAAAGAAAAATCATCAAATTAACCTTTCTTAACTATAAAACCTTTGGTATGTAACATTAAAGTGTTACATTTGTATGTGATAAAGAACTAACAATAACAACTAATTAAATTAACAAGCATTATGAAAGCAAAGGGAATTAGTACAAAGCAAGTACAAGAATTTATTAACAACAAAGAAGAAAGATTTAACGATCAGCCGGCAATAACGGATAACGGCGATAGCAAAGGAACTTCTATTTCCTACGAAGGCAAAACAATCAAAATTAAATGTTTGCCTTCAAACACGAAAGCTTGCAAATGGGATAAAAAATACCCGGAAAATCATAACCACTACATTGTAACAGTGAGCCATGAGGGCAAAAGATTATCTTTTGATTGGTTTGATAGCTTTCAAAATTCCCGTTGCGGTGTCATTGATAAAGATAGAAAGGAAATAATAGAAATGTTTTATTCTTACTTACAGGACATTCTTTATAAAAACGAATATTCAGACAAAAACGAATTTTGCCAGCAAGAAGGAAATACGCCTACTTTATGGAACACGTTATGTAAGCAAGAAAATAAATATAATAGAGTGTTTGAAGGCGTTGATATTTACGAACTTGCAAACAATTTACAAGAAACATTTGAATTTTAACAACTTAAAAATAAATGATATGGAAACAAAGTATATTTATAAGGGTAAAGAGATTTTACAAAGTACGTTTATTTCTCTATGTCGGAGAATAGGCGTAAATGGTGGAAGAAAATTTACTACTTTGGAGAAATTGCAGCAAGAAGCAAACAAAGGAAACGAAAAGGCGCTTGAATTATTATCAAATTTGCAAATACAATGAATAGGGTGTATAAATGGATAGTTGACGGGCTGGAGTTCTCCAGCCTTCAAAAAGCAAAGCAATTTTGTAGGGAAAGTAAAACAGGTGCAACCGGTATTTGTGGAGTTGACAGGAACGGAAATAATGTAACTTTTACACCTATTGAGAGCACAAAGCGCGGCATTTCCTTTGGAAAGTCCTATAAAATAAATGTAAATAATACACTTTAATAAACAGTTAAACAACAAAGTTATGAAAATGAAGGCTATACAAGTAATACTGGAAGGGTTGAAAGTGGTATTTATTTCTTTCGTTATCGCTCTTATTGTTCTATTTGTTGATGAAAGGAACTTTTTGCATGTTATCTTATCTATCCCTATTGTTTTGTTTTTACTTTATATTTTGATTGAAAAGTCATTTATAAGTAACAAACAAAACAAAGAAAAATCATCAAATTAACCTTTCTTAACTATAAAACCTTTGGTATGTAACATTAAAGTGTTACATTTGTATCAAAGAAAAGAACTAATAATAACATAAACAAATAAAGATCATGAGAACAAAAGAACAAATTTTTGAATTTATTGCTACAGAACTGAAAAATAACAATACTGTTATTATAGCAACTTTGGGAAATGGAGGCTGTGGTTTAACCCTATTACAGGGTGATTGTGCAGAATTTATTGAGGAGCTTAAAACCTACTCTTTTGACGGAAAAGTGAAAGGCTGTCCAGACATAATCGAAAGCGAATATGTAGAAGCAACAAGCGAAATATATCAATTTTCCGGGAAAGACGGGTACAAAGTACAAATTTTAACTTATTAATAAAGCAACTAACTAAACTAATTAAACAAGGTGCGTAAACCTTGACAAAACGCAATAAAGCTATGACAACTACAGTAAATAACAACGAAAACAAGGTAACTGTAAATCGTATTGGTTTCTCTGGATTATTTTCTAAGTTCTTTAAAGAGGACACACAAGTATATGATTATCTTTTTGAAGGCGGTAAATGTTATTCCTTTGCCTACTATATTGGGTTAAATGATGATTGCAAAAACGGACATTTAACCTTTAGTTTTACCGGCGAAATTAAGGTTAAAAAAAGAAATGGAAGGTTTTACACTTATATAAGTGGCGCGATTGCTGATGCAATTGCCTATTTTAAACCGGAACTTGAAAAATTTAATCGGTTACATGGTTTTAATCATTTGGGACAACCAATGTTTATAGATGACATTCGCTTTCATATCAATGAAGGCAAAACAAATGAACAAATAGCGGAAATGTATAATATTTCTAATTTGGAAGCTATCGAAATATTACGTAACGCTTCAGACAACAAAGATTTATTTCACTACCTTGTTTTTCACTTGGGCGTTGCTGATGCTTGGGAAAAGCAAGCAAAAGAAGCTATCCGGGAAATGGAAGCAAAAACGGGCTTAACTTTGAAAATTGAAAATAAGGATAAAGTTTACAAGCAATTTGACGCAGAAAAGTGTAACGACATGGCCTATTTGTTCAAACATGGTTACGCGACAAAAGAAATGAAACAAGCGCGTGAAGAAACTGCAAGATCAAAGAAACGGTTAGAAGAACTTACAGAGATTGAAAAAGAGTTTGCCAAAAGTGTAGAAAAAGCAAAAAGAATTTACGAAGTAAAAAAGGCGGTTGTTTCTTTCGGTATAAGTTGGATCAATGTAATTTTTTACGATCATAGTAACAAACTTTGTTTTAATTATTCGGATTGCTATAAAAAGATTCCTTCTGATTTAATCAACGAACTTGTGTGCAGTAATACTTTACCGGAAGGAATAGAGGTAACGAACCTGGATAAAGGTAGGGAATAATAACCCTACCTATTTATTAATCAATTAAAAAGAATCAATATTTACAATAACATAAGTAATTAAACAATAGCAATTTAAACTAACAGGAGATAATAAAAATGAAAGCAACTAATAGTAGTACAAATACTTTATTCAGGGAAATTTTTTTAGAATTGTTGGAAATCGCAAAAGCATACTTCCAGGAACTTTTTAAAAACGAAAAACCTGGTGTATATACATTGAAAGACATTTACACTTACATTGAAAGCTGTGAGAGCTTAGAAACAAAGCAAGGGAAAGCAGAAAGACTAACAGAGAAAGAAAAAGATCAAGCGATAAAATATTATACAAAAAGCCCTTACTATTCAAATATTAATCCTACTTTAAAAAACAGTGTGCTATACTTGTGCAAAGTTTCAAATAATATTGTCTCTATTGAAAAAGACAATTTTAAATGCAGTTTTGATATAGTCAAAGTGTTTGAATATTTGGAAAGGTTCAAACAGTTGTCCGGCGCCAAAGAAAAATTAGAATTTGTCAAAGAAGGAAATCAGGTACAAGAAAGCGAGGATAATTGTATTTGTTCTTTTGATATTATATTTAATAAGAAAGACAAAACGTTTCTAACTGTAAAAACCAAAAATTCAAGTCGATATATTGATAACAATATTTTGATAGATATAAATTTAAGCAAAATATATGCTACTAATGCGTTTATTTGTAAAAGTAGAAACGTGAAAATATCTAATCTTTTTGGCGATTGGGATAAGCATATATGTATATCTTTTGACACCTTTAAAAAGTTGGTAGGGAAAGAATGCCATATTATTGTCAATAGCGACGATAAAGAAGAGCAAACAGTCGTAACGATCGTAACAGATAAAGGTGAAATATTTGAGTGTCGTTACAATGATTTCAATAAGAATGTAAATATAGAGGGCGTTTACCCTATTTTATACAAGGAATTAAAATTGACAGTTAAGGACAACAAACAGTTCACAAAGGACTTAAAAACTATATCTAAAGTTTCAAAATTTGTTTCTTTCGAGATAGAAAAAGGATCAGACCGATTAAGAGTGAATTATATCACAGAATTAGGAATAGGAGACATAGATGGTAAATACGGAGAATTGTTTGTACAATTGTCTGAACCGTCTAATTTTAGTTATAGATCAGATAATAGATTAAGTAAAGTACTTTCTTGTCTGGACGGTTGGAACGGCGAAATATATTTTACAAAAGAATATAGTTATTGTAAACTTTCTTTTGTCTCTGACAACTGTGACAACTGTTTTATGATTGATAACAAAATTAATTATTTTAATTCAATTAGAGATAAGAACGATTATTTCCCGGATAAGTTAACGTCTGTTTATTGTGGAAAAGAAACAAAAGAACCGGACACAGATATTAAGCTTGTAGGAACGTCGGAAAATAAAAATGATACAAACCTACAGGAGAGCAAAGAAAGTGCTACAAACAAAGTATTTTTCTTTATGGAGAAAGACGGTTATCATTGGGAGCAACCGAACGCGCAAACATTCCACCTATTCAAGAACGGAAAAGAAAAAGTATTTAAAAACGAGTTTGAAGCGTATAACTTTGTCCAGAATAAAGAGAATGAAAGCTATTTTGATTTTAATGTTTCGGACTATACGGACGATATGTTAGAGGTAACCGGACTTAACCTGGAAAGTATCATATCTAAAGTAAAACAGGATAGCCCAAAAGAGTTAAAAGTTATACAGGATATAAAGCTATATGATAAAACCGGGAAAATAGTGTTTACTTATGGTGATGGAAATACAAATACTATAATAGAAACAACTTTCAACGGCGACAGTGTGTTGCAAAGTGTATTACAAAAGATAAACGAAAGCATGTAACGCTATGATCCGGTTAAACAAATTCCTTTCCTTGTTTGTCTCTAAAAGGCAGATAAGGAAAGGAAAAGGAAAGAATAGAATGAAGTATTACACAAAAGACAATGTTAAGTTTGTAACATGGAAATACAATGCCGGCGTGCCGTGCTTCTATTTGAACAAATCTGTAGATATTGTGAATGTACTTCTATTGAATGATTCAAAAAAGTTACAAGGTTTTTTCTGTAAAGGATATTTTGTAAAGAATATCCTAAAGAAAAACAAAAAGAAATTTTTGCCGGGCAACTTTTATCAGTTCCTTTATAAATTGGTATATGTCGGCTACAAAATAGAAAACGGAGAAAGACTGAAAATGTATCAGCTTAAAGAGGTTGCATATTTTTGAAAGTGTTTAGCCTTTCCAAAGAAAAAGATTTGTATATCTTTGCTATGTGTAGAAAATTTTATGTTTGTTATATTATTAGTTTAGTTATTCAATTGGTATTTAGTAGTTTAATTAGTTTATGTCATTATTTTGTCCTTACCGGTACGCGATGTATAGGTAAGGACTTTTGTTTTTGTCCTTTCTTTAGTGTAGTTTTGTCACATAATAAAAACAACCATTAAATTTTTGTCAAAATGAAGTTACAAAAGTCTGTAGACAAACCTTCTATAGTTTGCGATAACTGTAGATACAAAATCGAATGTCCTTATGTGGACAAATCAGAATGTTTTGAATATAATAGTGCACAGCTTTCCAAATCTCAAATCGAAGAATTGAACAATGCAGAAGGGGAAACAACTTACTAATAAAGATTTACCGGCTATTTCCCAAAAGGACTTTGTGGAAATAATAGAACAAGCTCCAGAAGTGATCCAGACCGCTTCCAGTGAGCTAAAAAACGCTTTTGTCGCTTTGGAAACGGCAGAAAGGGCACTATCTGAATCGTCTTACCGTTTCTTTGTCTTTGAAGGTAAGGACGGGGAGGAGATCACGGCCGACTTAAAAAGCTATTCTGCAAAGGGTTTTATCCTTCGTCACGGCGGAAAGGAATCGGACGTAAAGAAAGCACAACGGCACAAAGAAATGTATGTTATGCCTCTCATAGAAGAAATAAAGAGGTGCAAAGAGGTATTCAACGACATTTACCGAAAAGAAATGCTTTCATCTGTCACGCCGGAGATCATGTCCTATATCGTGAAACTGTTTGGGGAGATGAACGGCGTTGATGATGTCCAGAAAATCCTAAAGGAAGAAAAGAAAATCAAGCTGACCCAAAAGGAACTGCAAGCCATCTTCGCCAAAAAGAAAGCGGAAATCGAAAGCAAACGTGCCGTATTTCTTGCTTCATCCAACCAATATAAGGTAGCAACGGAAGCCGGACGGCTACAGATCATAAACACTATCATAATAGACCTACAGCACCGGTATCAAAAATACTTTGCAGAAGAAAAGGAAGAAAAGGCATTGATATTCGAGCGGGAAATAAGAAACATGCTGGAGCAAGCCCGGAAAGAAGTAAAAGGCAATGAACTAAAGTTGACCGTAGACGGGAAAATAGATATTGTCGCTACCTTGCATGGACAAGAAAACGTTTCTCGTGTATTTCGAACACTTCCTATCAATTCTATCATAATAGGTCTTGTCGCTGCAAAATCAGGTCTTGACCCTACTGTATTGGTACATCAGCTTGCAACAAGCTACTACAAGGACTTCAATGGTTTCAATAAAACTATTCTGGGTAGGGAAAAGATTATGCTTCCGGGCGATCTGATCCGTGCAGCCAATTGGGAAGAACTGGAAAAGCAAAACAAGAAGTTCTTAGACGAAATGACGCCTTATGAAGTGCAGGAGGCTACTTATATAGATGATGAAAGAAAAGCCTCTGTAAAGGACAGATTAAAGGCTTTACGACTTAAATAGGGAAAGGGAGCTATGACGAACAAGGAAAGAAAAATAAACCTCTATATAAAAAGAGTGGAAAGGTTCAACGAGCTTTGTCCCTCCAACGGTTTCCTGTGGGGAAGTACGATCATTAAACCTATTACAAGACGGAATTTGAAAATAGCCCTGTCGGAAGAAAAAGAAGAAAGCATAGACCGGAAGATAAAAGGAGTTGAAAAGTTTATAAAGTATCTGGAAGGTGATGCGGGCAGTGACGGAAGGAAAAGAATGCTGCCGGAACTGAAAAAGTATCTGATAAACGTAAAGGACGCGAAAATAAAAATATCCCCATCTATAAAAGTGTTTGTAAATGGGGATATAAGATCGCGTTTGTCTCTTTTGGAAAAGAAAGACGGGAAATGGACTGTATCGGACTACCGGGGAACGGTATTGAAACTGAAAAACCAGGAATCAGCCCTTCAAAGGGAAATCTTGTTCAGATTGAAAGCAAAATATGACCGGTCGATCATACCTAATACAAAAACTATTTTCCGGGCTTATTCTTAACCTAAGTACATTTCCCCATGATATTCTATATGTTTGGAATTGATAGGGAGATTGATTACTTTTGCACTATTCCAAACAGGAACAGCATTCTTTACCGGGATGATTACAGGTTTCTTTTTGGGAGTTTCAACATTCTTCTTTTCGTAAGGCATACTATTAGTTTTTAAAAGACGAAAGGGCTAAGAACCGATTTTTACAGATTGTGTTCAAAGCCCTTTCTTAATTAACGTAATTTACTAACAACGAGATTGTTAATGTGCCTACTCTGTTAAGGATTTTCGGCATCCTCCTTTATTAAAAACTTAGATTTATATAGAGGAATTTATAGAATAGATTTTTGCTATTTCATGCTCTCACCTCCTTTCTTTTAATGGGTTTGCAACTCGATTAACTATAAACAATTATACAGGTATATATTTCTTACTCAATTGTGATCCAAATATCTTCTCCTTTGTTCTGTGCTTCTTTTAGAATAGCAACAAGTTTTTGTTCATAAGGTGTGGAGTTGATCACTTTCCCTTTCACCTTGTTTTCCCCCACAAGAATACAGCCGGAGCTATCCTTGTCTGTATTCCCTCTGTGGATTCTAATACCCTCAAAATGAGGGACGTCCAGCAATAAGGGTAGTTCTCTTTTAAACCGGGGAGACATATTTACAACAACTTTGTATCGTCCGTAAGGAATAGCGGATTCGCCATATACTTTTGTTTCCCCGTTGTCAAATTTACCGGACTTGTCCTTGTCTCTTACACGATCTTCCAAGGTGTCACAAAAATAAGTCTCATCAATGTACATCTTTCCTATTGTATAGGGATAATCAATAGGTGTTATTCTTTTTACTTTAATCTCCATAATCAATTGATTTTTAAAAGTTTATAATAAATCAAGCATATCTTCTACCGTCACTTCTTTTAGGTTTATGTCGGGATATTCGTCTTTGATCAGTTCGTCTATGTATTCTACATCTTCGAACTTTTCCTGCTGGATCAAGAGATTTCTAAATCCTATGAGATAGTTAAGTCTTACAGAATCAATTCTTGAATCTATTGCCATGCAGTAGTGTCTCAAGTTCTTAACTCTCAACCAAAGAACAAATACAGTCCCCAATAGGAAAACCGTTATTATTCCCAGAATTATAATGCAAATTGTTGAAAATTCCATGTTTTTATCGTTTGTAAGCCATTTTTTCTAACTCCACAGTAGTTATATTCTCCGGGATTGTTTTAAGGCGTTTGTAGCGTCCTCTTTCAATCCGTTCTATGAATCCTGCTCTGTAAAGATAAGTAATAGTTTTTCTAAGTGTGCCGTTAAAGAATAAATTGCATCTCGATACATCGAAAAACTCAAACGGACGATCCATGGAATTAATATGTCTAATGAGCTTTTGAAGCTCTGTTTCTTTCTTTCTACTCATGTCTTGTTGTTTTTAAATTGTACTTGTGAAAAAGTAGGAAAACATATCTTCACAGACCGGATTTCCCAAAATGAATCTTAACTATTTATGGAAAATATAAACTGTTTCAGTCTATCTCTATATATGTTTCTATTTCTGTAAGGGTAACAGATTTAATGACCAGATCGTTAATATCTGGCAGAAAATCAAAATACAGTTTTGTTCTTTCGATAGCTTCTGTATCGGAACTTGACTGAACCATCAAAACAGCTTTCTGCATTTTTACTTTTCCTTTAGGGGTCGCTTCTGGATAGTAGGAAACGACTTTGAAAAATTTTTCTCCCTCTCCTACTACAGAAATAATATCTGTTTCCTTGATAGGAGAAATCCTAAAATCTTCATTTGTTTTGTTTCTTCCCCAATCAGTAGTGATTGTTTCTACTTCCGTATAGGTGTAAGCCCTGACAAGAATAGTTCTTTTAACAGGTATTCTTGGCGGTTTAAAACCGTCTGGATTGTCTGTCCAGTAATTTATAGTTGATTCGAAATACATACTGTCATTAGATTAATGATTGTAAAATAATTCCTTTTGTAAAATCGCATTCTTCGCTACCTCTTGGAATGATAACGAAATTCTTAGACGGTGATTCCATCTTAAAATTGTAGGTTATTTCCGGGTCGGGAAGGAAAGATGCTTTTTCTATGTGCAGAAACTTTTTGGCTTTCTTTCTCCATGCGGAAAAATCATAGGAGAAAAGCGGTATCCCTTCTGCCGACAACAAAGACATCCAGTTTCCCCACATATCCATTACAAGAAGTCCTGCTGTTGCCTTGAAGCTGTCACCGGTATTCAAAGTAAAATTCATTACATGGTTGTAATCGTCTTTGATACACTCTGCAAGCTCCCTCCCAAATTCTGAATGATTTTTTAATGTGATTGCAAGAGTGAGATGCCCGGTTTCATATATCTCATCACATCTCATGGCTCTTGCGTCACTGTCTAAAGCAACAAGGACATCTTTTGTGATTCCGTCATTCTTCCCCATCTTCCTTTTTATTAGGGATAAGAAGAACGGATGGTACGCCATTACAGCCTTGGTTCAAAGGTATCTCATTCCATTTGCCTTTTGTAATGGCTTTCACTTTCAAGAATACATCCAAAGGAACACCCAACATTAATGGTTGCGGTTTGTAGGAACGATCCTTTCTCCATTTTGCCATTTGAAGCTCGATGTTTGTCTTTACAGCTTCCATAGAAGGTAAATAAGATCCCAGCTCTTCTATTTTGCTTGCATTGAAAAGCGAAATTTTCCCATTTTCATGAGGAACAATGATATAAAATTTATTCTTTTTCATCTTCTTAGTTTTTGATGTTGCAAATGTAACATTATACTGTTACATAATCGCTCTTTTATAGTTAAAATACGTAAAATTGTCAGTTTTTCTTTCTTTTGTTTGTTACTTATAAAGGCGATTCTTCTGTATTTATGTGACAATAAACCAGTTCTTCCTTTGCCCTTGTAATAGCAACGAACTCCAAGCAATCCTCTGCATACAAGGCTTTAGGTGTCTTTGCAAACTTGGAAGGAATTAATTCAGGATTTAAAAAGAAAACCCGTTTTGCTTCCAACCCTTTGCTTTTGTGTATGGTAGAAAGAATGATGTCGGTTTTATCGTCAGAGAAAATGTTTTTGATCTTTTGTTTCAAAGCTAAAAAAGAACCGGGGAAACGTTTGTACAGGGTTTCAATGATGGAAACTTTTTCTTTCAACGCTACATAAGAAGCATTGTTGATAATAGCGATTTTGGATAAACCTCTTTTTTTTAATTTAGAGGCTTTGTCCTCCAATAGGAGGTACAGGTCATCTAAACAGCTTTGATTATCCATCAGCCGACAAAGGTTTTTTCCGAAGTCCCGTCCCATGATGGATGCTTTCTTTCCCTTTTCCAGTAACATAATAAAAGCAACGACTAATGGAAAGTTGTTCCTACAAAGAATGAAATCCCCACTTTCGGCTTCAAAGATGTCACCACTTCTTACAACACCTTCTTTTGCTGTAGCAGTACATTCCGTGCCGGGGAACACTTCGTTTGCTTTTTCAACAATTTTCTTTGCACATCTGTAAGTAACAGAAAGTGGGAGACAAATCGTATTAGGCATTTCTTTTATGGAATTAAACACGTCCAAGTCAGAACCCATAAAATTATAAATAAGCTGTTTTGAATCTCCTACAGCAACAAATCTTCCTCTTGGTTTGATATATCTTTGTAAAATTTCCTTTTGAAGTGTGAATAAATCCTGTCCTTCATCTGCCATAACAACTTGATACTTAGGAAAGTTCATTTCATCCACAAAATTATATGGAATCCATAACATATCTGGAAAATCCATTTTGAAAGATTTGTTGTCTTGTATTTTGGCACAATCCTTTCTCCATCTTTCATTGATTTTATTCAGATCATTTATCATTGAATCTTCATAATCCAGATCATATTCAATGCAAAGCGCAGAGACATTTCTTTCGTTGATTTCACAAAGCGACAGCCTAATCTTTTCCCACAATTCTTGTAAGGTAAAATAATATCGCATTTTCTCTTTGTACTCCTTTTTTCTAAAATCAAATAATTCCATACAAAGAGAAAAGCATTTGTTTTCTTCAAGCTGCATTCGGAATCGAAAATTTTTCATTAATGTACGAAGCCCCATTGAATGAAAAGTGTTGCACTCTACTGTAGTAGGTAGTTTTGTTTTTAGCTCTTCTGCAATACTTTTGTTAAAAGCCATAAACAAACAACTTGTACCTTCTTTTGTCCGATTGCATAACTCTTTGAGTGTAAATGTTTTACCGCTACCCGGTGCAGCTTCTACTACTATGTTTTTATTGGTATTTTCGTAAGCATCGAAAATAGCCAATTGATACTTGCTCCATTCCATAATTCTTTTCGCTTGCTTTGTTGTTATTAGTCTTCTTTTTTTAGATAGTGCAGGAACTCAAATGGTTCTCTTGTACCATCTAAATATTCTTTGTCCCATTCGTTATCGTACGCTTCCCTTTCAAAAGAAATGTTTCTGTAAGCCTCTTTAAAACTCTTGTATTGAATTAATCTTACAACCCATTCTATCCCATACCACAAAAAGAAAGGTAGGACAAGAAGCTCTATTTGCTGTTTTAGATGAATTGATTCATGGTTTATTATTCTTTCTGCCAATGGTTTATATTCTTTCCTTGCAAAAATAAAAGGAAAGACAGTCATTGCTACATATCCCTTGAAAGGGATCAGCTTATTATACACGACGATCTTTTTCATATTTACTGAATTTTTTGTAATCCGCTAAATAGTCGGCAATGAAATTTCCACAAACAATAGGATCATTGTAATCTTTCTTATGTCCCGGAATCCATTTAACCTTTATCCTTAGCTTTGCGTGTTTCAAGACTTCCATGAAGATTTTGTCCCACAAGTCCTGATTCTCTACACGCAAGTCTTCTTTCACCCAGTCTACGAATCTGTATTTTAACTGATCAGCTACGTATTGACTATCTATATAGAAGGTAACGGTTGCTCTTAAATCCTTTCTAATAGCCTTTAAAGCCATCAGAACAGCTTCCGTTTCCCTTCTGCCTATGGTGGTATGAGAAAATCCTTTTCTTATGTGATATTCCTTGTCTTTCCATTTGATGTAAACGGCAGACCCACCCAGTCTTTTAGGATGTTTTGCATAACAACTGCCGTCTGTCCAAACTTCAAGAACTTTTCCTTTTCTTTGCTTTTTCGCCATAACTTTTTAAAATCATCAGACTTGAATCGTCCTCAAAACCCTTATTCAACATATCGGTTACCGATTTCTTGTTTTTCAACATTTCCCATAAATCCTTGTCTATGGTAGAAGATGAAAGCAAGTATTGGATTGTGACCGGATTTTCCTGTCCGCTCCTTTCCAATCTTCCTATTACCTGTACAAGATCGCTTGGACGAGGTGGCAATTCCAAAATAGCCATGTTTGAGCAAACCTTTTGAAGTCCATCCACCCCTGTACCCAGACATCCCATATTGGCAAATAGAAGTCTTTTGGAAGGATCGAAAGAAAAGTCAGACAATACCTTTTCCCTTTTCTTTCCGGTCGTCTCACCTATGACAAGCAGGCTGTTTTTGAAAAGTTTCTGAATGTCTTTCAAAATAGTGGAATGAGAACCGAATACGAGTAATTTGTCATCTTCGTTTGCTTCTAACCATTCTTCTATCCATTTTTTAATTGCTTTCACCTTTCCTTCCAAAGAAAGCTGTTTTAGAAGATTCATCTTTACCAAAAACTCCGCTCTTGCAGCTTTTTCCACCTTTTCTTCATCCTTGAAATGCTTAAAGATAAATTCCAATAAATCTTCTTCCGCAGACTTGTAAGCCTTCTTGTTGGTTATCTCGCATTCCACCATGTTTTCGGTTACAGGCGGAAGCTCTTTTAAAGCATCCCGTTTACTTACATGGAAATAGCAACATTTGATGAGAAGGTCGTTCAGTTCCTTGATATTGGATGCACCTGTCACATCCATTCCAAAAAAAGTTTCTTTCATGTTGCAATATCTTTCAAAGAAATAGTGATGGTAAGGGTCATCCGGCGCAATCTCTTTCAATCTTCCTATAAGTGCAAGTATGTTCAACAGTTCTGACGGACGGTTCATGATAAGCGTACCGGTTAACCCTATGATGGCAGAGGATTTTCCCGTCAACTTTTTGAATGTTTTACTCCGTATGGATTTCCTGTTTTTCAGAAAATGGATTTCATCGGCTATAATAAGAGAGAATGTCTTTTTCTTCATCCCGTCCAGCCTTATTTCGATAGAGGTCTTGCCGTTCTTTTCCGTTCTTCTCCCCAGAATGTCGTAATTGATCACAAGAACATCGGCATCAAAATCTTCTGCCGGTGAAGTAGTGGAAATGACAGATACCCGTCTATTGGGATTTGTTTCTTTCCACTCTCTCAACCAACCGGATTTCACAGAAGCCGGACATACCACCATACAAGGGAAAAGATCAAGCATTTCTGCATAGAAAATGGACGAAGCGGTCTTCCCTGTTCCGACCGAAGAACCGTTTACATGGTTTCCGTGATTGATAGCGTAATAAAGATAGTCCATTTGATAGCTTCTCGGCTTTTTCAAGAGAGAAAGCTCTTCTACCAATACCTCTATATCCTTTCTTGACAAAAGTTCCTCAAAAGGCTTTATTTCAGCTTTACAACCTGTACGAACAATAGAAAGAGGATCAGTTTCTTCTATTCCACAATCCGCTACAAATTCTTTGAGTAGAATTTCTTTTGCAGGATCGGATTTGACATACAATTCCTTGTTAGCTGTATTTCTTTTATAAGAAGAAATGAGTTTAAGTCTAAGTAACGCTTCCTTGTCCAATCCGGCAAAATACCAATAATCCTTTTCCTTGTAGTAGTACGTCATTTCTTTCTATTGTCTATAAATTCAAAATAATATTTGCCATTCTTACACTTAATCTTCTTAATGATACAGAAATTCTTAATATTGACTTTTCCATCTCTTTCCAGTTTGTCAAATATGACTTCAAAGAGTAGGGAGATAATCTTGTCTACAGATCGCATGGAAATAAAACTTCTGGCATTTGTCCTAAACCCGGCTTTATTCAATACTTTCATGAAGTTGAGAGTTACCTCCCTGTAAATCTTATTCATTCGTTTCTATGTCAAATTAAACTACTCAAATTGATCATCTTCATTAGGATCATAAGTTTCTTCATCCTCAAAGTCATTGATCCAGTCTTCTATATCTCTTTCCATCCTATTCTGATTTCAAATTCTTCTGGCGTCAAAATAGGAATGTTCAAATCCTTAGCTTTTTTTATTTTGGATGAAGAACTTTCTTTGTCTTTTGTTACAAGGATTGTGGTGTTTTTAGATACACTGGAAACAATTTTGTGGCCTTCTTTTACAAGACGTTCTTCCCACTGTTTGTTTCTGAACCCTGTAAAGCAAACTGATTCGGGATTGTCGTTTTCCACCGTTTCTTCTTGGATAAAAGAAATAGAAACAGGTGTACCACTGCAAAGATCAAAGAATGCCTTTAGTCCGTCATTGAAAGATTTTGCAGTAGTCTCGGCAATACCATCAATAGAAAGCAAGTCTTTCATAGGAACTTCCTCGTTTTCGAACATATAGTCTATCTGGTCTTTAGTGAGACTGTTGAAAATCATCTGACAGGTCTTTTCTCCTATCACGCCACCGAATACATTGTAAGCAGTCAGAACCCTTGCGAAAGGAACTCCATCGTCTACATAGGAATCAAATTGCTTTCGCAGCTTTTTGGAAAGGCTTTTTCCTATTCCTTCGATCTTTTCAAGCTCCTCTTCTGTTGCGTTTATGATGTCCTCGACAGAGAAAAGTCCACCTTTATAGAGTTTTCTTACAGTTGCTTCCTGCATTTCTTCCGTACCCAATGTAGCAAAGAAATAGACAAGTTGCTTTATCGCTTTTTCATCACAATTAGGATTTAAACAAACAAGGTCGGTTAGGGTTGCATCCCATTTCAAAGGTTCTCCACAAGAAGGACAGAACATCATGCTGTCACACATCCCCTCAAAGCACTCAATACTGTATTTTAACGTTTCCAAGTGTTTGGGGATAACATCTCCACTTCTTGTGACCACTATATAAGCATTAGGGCAAATATGGTTATCAGTAATGTATTTTGCATTGTAACCGGTACAGCGTGTAACCGTAGCACCATCAAACTCAACCGGTTCAAAAACGATTACAGGCTTGCTTTTCCCATCTTTTGAAATACCCCATTCGATAGAAGTAACTTTGGTTGTGTACCTTTCTTGCCAATCCGGGTTTTTGTAAGCAATCGCGTAACGCGGATTTCCGTTAGGAAGCCGTCCCAAAGTATTACGAATATCCTTGCCGTCCACTTCAATTACAAGGCCGTCACATTTGAAATTTTTGGTAAGCTCAAACAGTTCATTCAAGTAATCAAAAGCGGATTTTTCGTCATCGAAAATAGAAGCAGAAGTCACCCAATACTGCGTAGCATACGGTTCATAGGTATTGTAAAGCTCTGCAAGTTGCAAAGATTTGTCCCTATCCAAGTCCATGATACCGTATCGGATATAAGCGGTGTTCCCTAAAACCTGCGGATTCATTTCGTCTGCATTGAAAGCTCCTGCCACAGAATTTCTTGCACTTTTGTAACCAAGAGGTTTTACGTTTTTCAAAAACATACCGACAGGAATAATGGCTTCACCAAAAGTAAAGCAAGATTTCTTTCCCATAGGGTTGCCATGATTGACATATTCGTAATGCCGGTCACTTCTTTGTCCTTCTACTCCGTCACCTCTTGTCCAGCATTCATTTGTCGATTCGTCCACCAAAAGGGAAATGCCGTCATATTTAGGTGTAATGACAATTTTGTCATTTGGGTGAAGTTCCCATACATCTTTGACCCATCTTCTGATCTCACTGATTGTTTTTACCTTTTCCAAAGAAAACATAGGATATGGCAACTTTTCCATCCGGTCACCTTTTTTGTTTTCTTCAATGATAGGCTTTGTCAGGATTTCGCTATCAGGATATTCCTTTTTCAATTGATCAATCAAAAGATCATACTCCTTATCGCTCATAATAGGAGCACCTTCTCTGTATTTTTGATTGGCTTCTATGATTTTGCCTTCCAGTTCTTTTTGCTTCTTTGTCATGATTTTTATTTGTCTAAGGATAAAAGGAATGCTTTGGTATTCTCTACAGAATCACACTTGTTTTCTTCTTTTTGCTTGCCCTTGATTTCTATCAAAATCTTATAGGCTTCCGGGAAGTTGTCTTGCAATTGTTTTTCTGTTTTGATATGATTAAGAGCGCAAGCAACCCTGTTTCTGGTTTCGTTTTCCAGCTTTTTAAACTCATACGCTTTCTTGCTCCATTCCAAAATATCTTTTTCGAAATAGCGTTTCAAATCGTCCATGTATTCATCCCAGAACATCCTGGACATCCCTATTCCATCCAAAGGAATAGCCTTATAGATGGTTACATTCTTTGTTTTTAGAAGTTCGTTTGTCGGGATATTTTTGTAAAACAAAAGTGGTTGCATGGACGGATATCTGTCTACAATGGATTTTATTTCTGGCGGAAGAATAGCATCCACTCTATCTTGCAATTGTGTTCCAATTGCCGCCAAATAATCACTCAATTTCTTTTCTACTTTTTGGGCAAATTGATTTCTAATCATTTCTTTGTCCGCTACTAATAGTTTAGCCATAATCTCAAATTCTTTTCGTTACTTTTAGTAAAATGAATAATGCAATCAAAATTGTAAAAGCACCTATCCCCATCCCTCCCAAAAAAGAAAGTAATCTGTTGGGAGATGTCTTTACCTCTTCTTTCAAGTTTCCGTTTTCTTCATTTATCTTGGACAGTCTTTCTTTGAGGCTTTTTACAACCAATTCCAGACTATCGCAAGAAGCTGTTACAATAATGGTGTCACCTACTTTCTGAACAATCACATTTGCTTGTCCCTTGCTTGTTTCCCTCTTTTCCCCATCTTCCATTTTTTGAGGATTGATAGTGAGGTTTACAATTGAATAGGGAATCTTTACAAGCGTGTCTGTCAGTTCTCTTTCCCAGAATAGGGAATCTTTTAATGTGAAGTTATAATTTGTCTTTTGGGAAGGGCGGGATTTGCACCCACCCAAACCAATAAAACAACAAAATAACAAACAAAAAGCAATTACCGAATTTCTTTTCATATACTTTCTTTTATGATTGCAGATTTTAAGAATCCTGTTATCCCTATCCTTAGGGATTTCAATTTTCCATTTCGAACAACATCCAGTTCAATGTTTCTAAAATCCCTTGCCACCCTCACACCTTTGATTGTGGCTTCTTCTATTCCGGGAAGTTCTATTGTCTTATCTCTCAATCTGTTTAGGATACAGTTATTCTTCGAGTTCATGCGGTTTTAATACGCTTTTGTAAATCACGAAGTTCTCATGTCCGAAACTGATAGAGACGGAATCACATTCTTTTACCCATCCCCTTATTGTTCCTTCCGAATAATTGGAAAGGTTGGCTTTTAGAATAATATCTGTAATGTCCCTTCCAATTGCTTCGTTTTGGTAAAAGTCCCTTGTCTTCCCGTTGAAGTTGTCTAAAAGGATGGCTCTTTCCATCTTTCCGTCTGCCGACATAATAGCAAGAACAGGCTTCTTTCCTATTCGTTGCATATGACTGATAGCTATATAAGAATTACGTTCCATGGTTGATATTTATTTTATGTTCAACACGTTCTTAATTGTTTTCTCTTGATAGAAGCGTTTTCTATCCTCACTTCCGTCTTTCTTTGAAAAGTCGTTTGCCCTTTTCTTTAACATCTTCGCTTTGTTCTCGGTGGACATCATTTTAAATTCTCCTATGGAAATATCGGGAACTGTTTCGTTCTTTTCTTCTTCATAGGAAACTTGAATGCCACATACCGGACATTTGGGAAGATTTGAAGGGACAAGTTTATTGTACCGAAAGACGAACTTTGCATTTATCATGGGAGATTTTATCCCAAACCTTTCGCAGTTTTCATTATCACAATAAATTCTTATCATTTTGAATCTGTTTGATTTTGTCCTTCAAAAGAGAAAGTTGCTTTTCCACTTCTTCCAGCCTTGAAGGATCATTTACATTGCTTTTGAGGTAGGAAAGATCATGTTCGATACTTTCCAGTCTGTCTAAGAAAGACAAGACAAAAATATTCAAATACTTACCGTTTGCCATAGTCGAAATTATTTTGTTTGTTACTTATAACGGACGCAAATGTAACAGTATATTATTACATCACCAAGCATTTTTGTACATTTTTGTCTTGAAATTGTCAGATTTCTAAATCAGACCTTTCCGTCTTGCATATTCGGCAATCAGAATACCATCCCTGTCCGGGTGTTTTAGAAGCACTTCCGGGAACAACCTTTTCCCTATATCCAAAGAAGCCTTTTTAAGCTCCGGTGCGCCTGTAATTCCCTTTGGCAGTAGCTCTCTTTGCCATTCCTTGGAATCCACAAAAATATACGGTACTTGGTAAAGCTCCAATACAGTCAGCTCTGCTTCCAACGCACGCATGGCAGAACAAGTTGCCTCAAAGCGTGCAGGATTCTTCATGGGACGTTCAATAATCGCAACGCATGGTGCGTGTTCCTGTAAATCTGCAATAATTTCTGCCAATACTTTTACATCCACACGAGAGATGTTTTTCTTTGCTTTTGTGTAATCCTGACCGGAAATAACAGGTGTTTTTACCATGTTGTAGTAGGTAAGATCTTTCCCTACTATTCCAATCGAGCCGGTCACACCATTATCTATTCCAATATAAAATTTCAATTCTGTTTCCTTACTCATTGTTCAATACGGCTTACGCCGTTCTCCTTTATTATTTTAAGTGTTTTGCACTTAGCGTTTTCATTTGAAATATGGGTGGTAACCAAAATAGGATATTGGATAAACTCCAACGCTTCGATCACATCATACAGGCTTTCTTTCGACAGCCCTTCCGTGATTTCATCAATGGATAGGAATTGTAGTCCTCCCCATTTGTTTGTTTCGTTTATCATATTCTGGATAGCAATGATAAGGGCTATTTCCACCCTTGCGCGTTCTCCACCGCTATAGTACCAAAAGTTTTCCGCTTCGTCCCGGACGACATACGGTGTTATTTCTTCTTTGATGTCCCCGTCCGCTTTTGTCTTAAATCCTTCTATTAAGATACGAAGGTCGCTGTTTTCCGCTTTCAGAATGTTATTAGCTCTCGATTGGATATTTTTCAACTGTTCCAATGCAAGGTACATCTTGAAAGACTTAAATCTGCCGATCCATTCTTTTTTCTTGAATAGAAGTGCGTCCAAATCGGAAAGCTCCTTGTCATATCCGGCAATCGAAAGCATAGTGTCCTCTATTTGTTTTTCTTGTGAAGACGCATCCACTTTCGTAGCTTTTTCTTTCTTGATTTCCTTTATCTGCTTTTCATTGTCTTTGATATCGGACATATTGGATTCAATCTTTTCAGACAAGGTTTTCTTTTTCCTTTCCAAAGAAGAAATAGTGCTTTTGATACTTTCAATATCATCATTGATCTTGTAAATAGATGTATTGATTTCCTGTGCCGACTGACGAATCTTGTCTATTTCATCCTCTTGCTCGTTTTTTATTTGGATGAAAGAAGAAATAAGGTCTTCGTATTCTTTCAAAGATTCGTCCAAAGTCTCCATCTCGGAAACAACTTCTTTCTCCTGTTTTCCGATTTTCACTTTCTTCTTTTCCTCCTGCTCCAGCGTAGTGTCTTTCAATGTAAGGAATTTGTGCTTACATTTTGGACAAGTAATTGCACCGGATAAGTTTACAAGGACTTTTCTAAGGGACACTTTCAAATCGTCATGGATTTTTGAAAGCTCTTCTTTCATTTCCAAGACTTCATTCTGATTTGCTTTTGCTTCTCCCAATTCCTTTTTAACGGATTCGATTGTCTCTTGTATCTCTTTGGTAGAAGGCAGGCAGTCTTTCTTCTTTTCTTCCTCTTTCAAAAGGTCCTCCAGCTCTTCCAAAGCGGAATTATTTTCTTTTATACTTTTGTCTGCACGACTAATTTCATACCGGAAAGAATCAATTTCTTCTTTCAGAGACTTTATCATACCTTCTCTTTTTTCGATACGAAATAGTTTGTCGGCTTCAAAGTCAAAATTGGCAGCATCTTCTATTACCTGTTTTAGTGCTTCTATGCTACCTTCTGCACGATCCTTTTTGCTTTGAATAGCAAGTTTTTGAGAAGATAAAGTGTCCAGTTCTTTTTGAATGATGTCTTTTGCTCCATCCAAAAAGTCGTAATTGATAAACCGGCTGATAAGAGCCAATTTATCTGTATTGGAGCTTTTAAAGAACGATTTGTAGTATTCCTTGCAGATAAGGAAATAGCTTTTTAAATCTTCCGGTGAAATGGCAATCCAAGAAAGGATATAGTTGTTTCCGTCTTTTACGGTAGCAAGTTCTACCGGTTTACCGTTCAAAGACACATTTAGTTTACTGCTTCCTTTTAAGGGCAAAATACGCTCGATAGAGAGAGTTTCTTTTCTTATTGGACACTCTATATCCAATAATACTTTTGCTTCCTTCTCACCCCTTCTAATGAGCTTTTTATCCACACTGCTTCGGTAATTGTTCCCGGTAATGGCAAAATAGACAGCTTGCTGCATGGATGAATTATGGGTAGGAATGTAGTTGTTTGTGATAAACATGCCGTCTTCACCGGAAACAGTTATGCACTGTTGTTCTTCCGCGCCCAAACAAGTAAAAGCGATCATCTTCCGGGAAGATTTACCCAAACATTCCGGCACTTCAAAAAAGACTTCTTCGTTTTTCGATCTTTTCATGATTTCTTCAAGCGGGATCACATGCCAGTCTTCGTCTTTATGCAAACGTACTTTCCATAAATGGCTTCTATTACATTTAATCTCTGTCCCGTCAGAAAACGTAATCTTATAAGCAACATCAATGTCATGAAAAGGGATTGCTCTTACTACTTGATACCCACCGGAAGGATGAAGGATAACATCTCCTACCTTTATTTCTCTCATTTTTACAAACCCATTAGGAGTAAGGATATCTGCATCCATTGTTAAGGCTTTCCCGCTACCATTACTTCCTTGATTGTCGTCTGTTTTATTTAACCCTACAAGTGCAGTTACCCCATCTTGAAATTCGTATTTAAAGTGTTCGAATGACACGAAATTTGTTGCTTCAATTCTAATCGGCTTCATTTTCTTCTTCCTTGTTTTCAAATGTTGTTTCTTTCTTTCTGAACGTATCAAGAACATCCTTCTTGATTTTCCCAAACAGCTTTGCATCTTCCAAAAGACGTTTTCTTGTTTTCGGGAAACCGAACCCTATCTTTTCTTCACCATAATAGATGTAAGTCCCCTTTTTGGAAAGTACACCCAAATCAAGTCCCATGTTCACAATTTCCATCACCTTGTCAATCCCTACCCCGAACCGGATAATGATTTGACATGCTTTAAAAGGCGGTGCAACCTTGTTTTTCTTACAAGTTATCTTCACCTTGTTGGAAACTTGTGTTTCCCCTTCCTTTTCCGACCCCACACGAGCAAGTTCAATTCTCTGACTTGCATAGAAAGGGATAGCAAAGCCTCCCGGTGTTGTAGTAGCCGCACCGTATCCGCCTATGTTAGACCGGATTTGATTGATACAAAAAAGAATACATCCGGTCTGCTTACAGATATTTTTCAAAATATTTACCTGGGAACTTAAAAGACGTGCCGTAAGCCCTATATGCGCGTCCCCTGCTTCTCCATTCAAAAGAGCGGTAGGAACAAGTCCGGCAATGGAATCGATCACAACAAGTCCGATAGATTCTTCATTGCACATTTCCTTTGCTATTTCAAGCACTTCTTCTGCGGTAGAAGGCTGGGAAAGGATAAACTTGTCGGGGGACAAATCAATTCCTATCGCCTGCATGTATTTTGGATCAACAGCGTTTTCCGTGTCAAGATATCCTACCGCTTTTCCTGTTTTCTGCACTTCCGTTGCCAAATGGAAAGCAATACTTGTCTTACCGGAAGAAAAGCCTCCGTAGGCTTCCACAACACGACCTTTTGCCCATCCTCCACCAAGTATTTCGTCCAGTAGGTAAGAACCGGAATGAACAAATTCAATGTCCTGCCTTTTCCCTGCCACAGCATCCTTGCCAAAACGATCTTCTATTCTTGAAATAAGATCACCTAAACGATTGGGTTTCTTTTCTTCTACAGGTTGTTCGTCTGTCACAACAAGAGCTTCTTCTATCTTTTTAGTTTCCTTTTTCTTCGCCATAAAGCAGTTTGTTTAAAATTTCCTTTCCTTCTTTTTCATCATATCCGTTTTCTTTGCAGAAAGACGAAAATCTGTCTTCTATATCCTTTTTCTCCAAAGTCTTTACCTCTACGGTAGGAGCAAGGACTTCCTTTATTTCTATTTCCTTGAATTTCTTTTTGATGTCCACACCTTCTTTTGTAAAAGCATCTTTATCAAAAGCATCAAGTGAAGATTGTTCTCCCCAAACCTTTACCCTTACACGAGCGGTAGGGTTTTCTTTCTTGAACTTGTTAATAAGTGCCACCGCTTGCTTGTGTGGTGTTTCTTCTAAGTCAATTTCCAGTTTTTTGAATACTGTTCCTTTTGTGGAAGGGATAAGATCGACTTCCAAATCAGAATCCAGAAGCCAAAAACCCTTCTTTTCATCTTCCCCAAAATTGTTCTGTTGAACACTTCCCAAATGGTAAATGTTACTGCCTACACGTTGGTAATTATGATAGTGTCCCAAATACACTTTTTTAAACATCTCGAACATGGAAGGCTTTAGTTCGCTTTTTACTTCTGTACCGCCCATGTTCTTGCTACCGGTTACAGCAAAATGCCCAAATAGGATATTCTTCTTTCTCTTGTCCCCGATTTTCGCCAATTCATCAAGCAGAATATCGTCAGTGAAAAACGGCAGAAAAAAACAATAAACCCCTTCTATCTGCATACCGTCCAATTCTTCCACCAAAGTAAAAGAAGGATGATACTTAAAGGCTGTAAGAAATGACTTTTGACTTGAATAGGATGTTTTGTCATGATTACCGGGAATACAAATTATTTGATGTCCGTTTTCGTCATACGCTTCCAATATTTCGTGAAGTGTAGAAAGACACACTTCCCTTTGAGATACCCTGTTGTCAAAAACATCACCCAGCCAGATATGGGTTTTAATACCCTTTTTACCGGCTATTTCCATTTCTTCCAGCAAAATATCTTTTATGGTAGAAGCATTTCCCTCTGACAGATGATGGTCGGTTGAGATTATAGCTAAATATTTTTTGCTCATTTGTTGTTTTGTTAGAAAGGAAGGGGACTGTATTTCAAGTCCCCAAACCAAATTAGAAAAATATGAAAACTAAAAAAAGAAGAAATTATTTCTTTTTCATTCTGTCTTTCAGCTCTTGCAATCTTGCTTTAGCCTTTAGAAGTTCTTCGTCCTTGTCCGTAGCATCTTCGTCAATAGGAGATTCTTCTTTGGGTTCTTCCTCATTTTCCGGTTCATCGTCCGATTCCGGTTCAGATGCCGTTTCTGTGGAAGTTTCATCTTCTTCCGGGAAAGGAAGTGCCTCTCCAGCTTGTGCCAAATCATACCAAGAACGAACCTCTGCTATTGTCAGATCGTCCGGCAATTCAGCTTCCGGGTACTCTTCTCCAATATAGTCTTCCAAGAACTTTTTCATCTTTGAAAGGGGAGGGTAAGAAGCGACTTTTGCTGCTTTTTCTTTTGCCGGTGCACTTGCCGGAGCTTTCTTTCTTGGAGCAGGTTTTTCTTCTTCCTCATCTTCGTTTTCCGGTTCTTCCGCTTTCTTTGACTTAGAAGTGGATTTTGTCTTTTTGGGAGCTTCATCTTCCCCCTCATCGTCTTTGCTACCCTCTTCCGGGATCAATGCAGCCATCTCCTCTATTTCAGTAAGGAAGCCATCATCAGCAAAAATATCGTATCCGTTTTCTTCGTCAAAACGCTTCAACCCGTCAAGAGCCATATTGAAATCTTTCTGTGAATAAACATCCTTGTAGATTTCTTCCAGCGTAGGAACTTCATTCAAGAAATACTCCATATCTTCATCAGGAATAACAGTTTCTTCAAAGAACTCATCCCAAGTTTGTCCTTTTTTCGGAATACCGGCAGACAAAGAGTAGGTTTTCTTTCCTTTATCATCTTCCCCCATTGTGATCACAAGCGGGTATGCTCCTTCCAATTGAGAAAAAATATCGAAAGAAACCGTTTCATCGTCCGACATTTCAACCGAAATTTCCTTTATGCGGTTCATCCATGTTCCGTACAATTGCAAACGGGCAAAGTCTTTTGTTCCTTGGTACACATAGCAAACATACGCCAAAGACGGGTTGATACCCCATACGAACTTGTTTCCTTTTTTGTACCCCATAATAGGGTTAAGGAATTTTCTGCGTTCTGTATCGTCCTGGTATTCTTCGGAAGCCTTTTTTCTCACATAGTCGCAATACAGGACAATAGGGTCTTTCCCTTTCAAAAGATTCTTTCCGTGAATGTCGGCGCAGAAAACATTCTTGTCTTTTACCTCTTTGCCGGTCACCTTACCGTTCGCATCATAAGTAGGAACTTCTACACGCAATTTGGACATCTTACAAGCTACATAAGCCTTTCCCATTGCTGGAACGACACGAAATACGTTCTTTCCTTTCTGAACAGTAGCAAAGCCTGTATAGCTCTTACTACCTTTGTACATTGTCTTTTCAGCCTGTTTTACTTCTGCTTCTACATCTTCAATTGATTGCTTCTTGAATTTCGATTTGTCAAATTTCATAATTCTTTTTAATTTAATTGATTGATAAATAAATCGTTATTTCTCTTTTATGATTAAAAATGTGTTAATTTCACCTTCTACCAGATTGCCCAGAAACTCTTCCGGTGTCACCTTCGGGACAAGTCCTGTCAGTTTCTTATCCTTTGACTGCAAAGCCCAATAGAGACTGTCTATTTCTGCCAAATGCTTTTTCTTTTTGACCAAATCCTTTTGCATGGCATGTAGCTCTGGATTGATTGTCAAAATATCGTCCAAAGAACTTTCCGTGAGTTTCACAAGTCCTATGTCTTCCACTTTAACCTTTCCACCGTTTACAATGGATTCACGTCTTATCTGTGTAGCAAGTTGAGCTTTATAGACATTAAATTCCACTTTTGCAGATTCATACTCTGATTCTGCTTGTGCCCTAAGAAGTCCTACTTTATTCAGCAGGACGGAACAAGTGGCGATTTCTCCATACAAATTTGCATGGTCTATGGAAGTCACCGCATCCATGTCCAATTCGTTTTTCAAATCATTGGAGAGCAAAACTATTGCTTTATCTCCAATATTCCTTACAAGTTTCATTTTTCAGACACTTTTAATTTTGCATATTGTTCCATTGCATACATGATCCCATCAAAAACGTCTTCATAAAAACTAATATCTCTTACTCTTTCTTTTCCCATCCTTTCTTCTAAACATTTCCATAGGATGATTTCTTTTTCATCTTTTTCTATCATACCCCAAGTTTTATAAATTTACTATTACTGTTTACTTGTAATACATACTCTTCTTTGAACTTGTCAAAGTTAGCCTTTCCACTTAGAAGAAGGATGCTTTTCTTTGAAGATATAAAGAAGTCTGCGTTCTCCTCGTAATCGTCAGGGAAAATAACCACACGAAGGAATTTGTAATTGCTTTCAAGCAAGAGGTTGGCAAACCGTCCTTTCTTTCCTTCTCTTTCCTCCACTTCCAAAACATAACCGCCTACCATAACCATTTCATAGGTCGATCCGTCATAGTTTTGCAAATCTTCCACATTGTAGAAAACCCCGTTTCTAACTTTTGGCTTTAAATATTCTCTTACCAATCCTTCGTAGCCAAAGAAAGCAAAACCGGACTTGTTCTTTTGCTGTAAAAGCCACCACCAATCCTTACCAATCTTTTTCTTTTCAAAGGCAAGAAAATATTCATCCTTTTCTTTGTCGATTTTGATCTTATTCTTTTCCCGATACTTTCCAAGCATGAACTCCCTTGCAGAAAAGATATTGGAAAATTCCCTTGTTTCATCCATCGTATCGAACGCACCGGAATAGATAAGATTTTCAATAACGGATTTGTTCACTGCCGATCCTTTGAATGTATGACGATCAATAAATTCAGCCAAAGAAAAATACTCCCCGTTTTTGGAGCGTTCTTCCATAATCTGATTCTGTGCCTTTTCTCCTACTTGCTTTGTTGCATTGATCGCCCAATAGATACTATTATCTTTTTTGTCCGCCACAATGTTTATATCAGACTTATTGATATTTACAGGTTTGACTTCGATCCCTTCTGTCTGCTGCATTTCATTGACGTATTGAGGAAAGTCATCTTCACTTGCACGGGACAGAGCAACCGACCAAAATTCCAAAGGATAATGCACTTTCAGCCATAAAGAATTGTAAGCATTAATGGCGTATGCAGCAGCATGACTGTTACAGGTTACAATTCCATTTGCAACAAAATTGTGATTTTCATCTTCCATTTCAATGTCATACACATCTTCATTGCCTACAAATCTTACAGAAATAACATTTGCCATTTGCGCATTGGAGCTATCATTAGCAACAAACAAAGTTTTTCCCATAAGAAACTCTGCATATACCTTCCCTTCTGTTGTAGGGAATTTATGGTTTCCTGTTGTTCTTATCTTCTTCCCATCAACAAGAGAAATTTCATATACAGGTCTGTTGCCGGAATACCTAACGTCTTTTATTTTGGAAAAATACAACGAACCATTTTGTTTCATACTTTTTATGACAAAAGAATTGCATTCTTGATTGTGGAAAGCATAAAACAATTTTTCAACTGTTATTTCTCCAAACCCAAGAACATATACTAAAGTTCTAAAGCTCACACACTTATTAAAACTATACTTAGCAAATTCCTCCATTTGTCCCCAAAGAGTTTCTGCATATTTTGGGGTTACGCCTTTGCTTCCAAATCTTTCAACATAACCATTTATAAATTTTGTTTTCAAAGGAAGCAAGACATCTAATTTCTTTTTACCCAACGCTTTACGAACAGTATCACATGTAACCAAATCAAAACCAGCAAGCTGATTGCAAATATTCATAATCTGTTCCTGTTGAGTTAGCACAGAGTAAGTATCTTTCAATATTTCCTCTGCTCCAATAGGGTATTCCGGCTCCTTTTCTCCGTTTTTCAAAGCAATATAGTCCATGTGAAAACCATTTTCCATTGGTCCCGGACGGAACAAAGAAAGTGCTGCCACTACATCATCCATGTTTTTAGGCTTCAATTTTTGCGTATAGGCTGATAACCCTTTTGCTGAAAACTGAAATATATCACTAAGCCAACCATTTGCAAAATACCTGTAAACCTCTGGATCGTCATACTCAATATCTGAATAGAGATTGATTTTCCTACCCGTATTCTTTTCAATCAGATTCAGAATATCAGTGAATTTATCCAATTGCTCAATACCAAGAATATCTTCTTTCAAAAAACCGGCTTTATCCATTTCTCCACCTTCCCATTCACTGATAATCAAATCACCCGATTTTCTAACCGGACACCATTCGTACATTGACTTTTCTTTTGGAAAGATCATCATAGCGCAAGCATGAATAGAAGCTGCTTTTTGCTGACCTAAAAGAAGGAAAACAATATTCATCATTTCTGGATATTTATTCAGAAATTGATTTATTTCTGATCTCTTACAAGCAAGTTTCAAAAAATCTTCTTCCGTCTTTACATCTTCTATCATTTTAGTAAGCCTCCTAAGAGTAGGAACTGAAGCTCCATAAATCTTTCCTACATCATTTATAGCCTGTTTCATCTGTAAAGTAGTGTACGTGCCTACAGAACAAACTTGCGAAGCTCCAAAACGATTTTCCATGTATTGTTTTACTGCCGGTCGGTATTCTCCCGGCACATCTGTATCCACATCCGGTAATGACACTTTGACACGTCCTTTATTCAAAAACCTTTCAAAAAGTAAGCCAAAATGCAAAGGATTTACATTTACAATACCAAAAAGATAAGATATTAAACATCCTGCCGACGAACCTCTCCCTGCACCTAATAAGATATTATTCTTTTTGCACCAATTGACAATATCACGCAAAATCAAAAAGTAATCAACAACCTGTCCATATTTGATTACATCTGATTCTCTTTCGATTCTTTCTACAAGCACATCCTCCGAGTAATCTTCCAAAAGCTCCGGTTTGTTCTCCAATCCTTCATAAATCAAAGAATCAAACATATCTTCATTGGAAGCGTACTTTTTCTTTTCTTCCTTCGTCATTTCATAACAGGGAAGATGTCGACTGTCAGTAGGAATTTCAAAGTTGCAACTTTCTGCAATCATATCAGCATTGCTTCTTGCTATCATATAAAATTCCTCTCCCTTTTCACTATCTCCAAATAAAGAAAGAAGTTCTTCCATATAAGTCGCTTCATCTTTGAAATATTGATTACCGGATTTGTAGTTTACTTTCCTGTCAATCTTATTTACGACTTCCCGAAGTATAGCGTATTCCGGCTCAATGTAGTAAGCATCAAAAATGGCTACGGGCTTCATTTTGGACTTATAGAACTTTTCAAAGTTCATCAAGTAGGAAGTGTCCCTATCATTTTTTGTGTATTTCACAGTATCAACCTGCCAAAACACATTAGGTTTGCTTCTTAAAAGAATAGGGACATCTTCAAACTGTATCGTTTTCGGGTCAAATACGATATACACATCTGAAACGTGTTCCGACATGTCTTTGGGGGAAACAAACTTTCCACTATCGTCACAATTCAAAACCTTGTTTAATGCAAGTAAATGCTGCCAGCCTTTTTCATTCTTTGTGTAGATTTTGTAAGTATAGACGATATCCTTCTTTTCATCCTTTACTGGGACTTCCAGACCAAACACAGGGATGATTCCTTCTGCCTTGCAAGCGTTTTGAAATTTGAGTGCACCTGCCAAAGTTGCTTTTTCAACAATCCCCAATCTTTCTATTCCTAAGAATTTGGCTTTCTTTGCCCAATCCGGGTATAACCCTGTACCATTCAAAAGTTCAAACGATCCATGTACTCCCAAGAAATTAGTAGAAAGACCTGCCATTTCACTTTGTCCTCTCCATTTTACCCGATTAAGTTTAGGCTCGTTTTCCTTCCCTTTGTCCAATGTGTACCATACACCACCAAGACGAAAGATGTAACCATCTTCTTCGGTGCGTTCACAATCCCAACGAAAATCCTCTGAAAAGAAATATCCATCTTCGTTAGGTTCAAAAACTTCGTATGATTTCCCCTCAAAGGAAACAGTGTAATTTTCCTTATCGAGAGAGTGTTGTATAGTATTGGAAGAAAGATATTCTTCCAACTCATTTAAAAGTCGATCCATCGTATTTTTCTTTTTTTCGTTTTCACAGACAAACATACAACTTTTGTATGCAATTATTGTATGTTTTTACAATCCTTAACCCTACATTTAACCTAAGTTTATTCGTGTATTCAAAACACTTTTGATAAACTTCAATCGGTTAAAAGGGGTATCGTTTGGTATCACTTCATAAGGCAATTTTCTTTCTATCAAAAACTTCCTTATTTCTACATCCCAACATTTTCTTCTCTCTGCATCTGCCATTCTTTCCCCATCATTTTCTACATCCCAATAAATAGGGAAATAAAAAATAATAGGAAGAAAATATTCACTAACGTTTATAAAATCCAATTGTCTTTTCAATTCTGCGTCTCTTTAAATAGAAGCAGGAATTGTTTTCGTAAACGTATGCACATCTATTATGCTTCTATCGGAAACATAGCAATCTGTGTTTAATAGTTCCGCATACTTATCAAAAATCAGTTTTTGATTTTGAACAGAAGTAAAGGAAGGTTCTATCTTCCCTTCCTTTACTAACTGTCTTGTTATGCTATCTATTTTGTCGAACCGGTCAAACGATCTGTCTTTCTTTAAAAGCTCAAACACAGAAGTTTTTCCGACACACGAAGCTCCCAAAAAAGTTATAGCCCTAACCATTACCGATTATCTCCGTCACCGTGAATTTTGTTCTCTGCCTTTCTCTTTGCCAGCTTTTCCACATTCTGCTTTGCAATGGATACCAAAGATTGGTTCAATTCCTTTCCTTCAATGTAAGTAACAAGATTCTGTAACCCTACAAGAATCTGTTCCAACGCCGTATGACAAAGTTCTTTTCTCTTTTCAGGGAAAGGTTTGCTGTAATCATCATCCCGGAAGTATTTCTTCACCTGTCCGTTAATGATACCTACCTGTTGGAGCAAATAGGAAGGGCTTAATCTGTACACATCCGTATCGTCCAATTTGTGTAATTCTTCAGGGAACTCAACCGGCGGCAATCGCAATTCCTGTCTTGTCATTGCGACATACCAAAGGACATCTCCTATTTCCTTCATGATTTCCTTTGCCTCGGCAGCATTATCCACCTTTTCAAAAACTTCTGCCAATTCATTAGTAAGGCCCATTACCACATACGAGATAGCTACCTCTTTTGCATAACACGCTGTCGAAGCCGCGTGCGCTTCATACTCTTTAAAAGTCATAATACGAAATTTAAATTAATTGATTCACAACAACTTACCATCAAAACACATGATAAGCCTTTTTATTTTGATGTTTGGATATTCCACATCTTTTTTCTTTCCGTTCACTTTGATAGCGACCGTTTGATTCTTTATATCGTTCTTCAAAATCCGATACTCCTTGTCGTCATAAATAACAATCTGATCCTTTCCAAGCAAATAGATCATATCCCAAAACCACTGCGAGTTTCTTTTCTGTTCATTGGTGGAATACTGGAAATTGGGAATACCGGTAGGATTCAAGAACTCTTTCTCATAAAAAGAAAAATATTCTTCCACCGAAAAGAAAATAGACCGTTTAAAATGTCTTTTTGCCAACAACTCGATCCGTTCCTTTTTAAACTCTGCGATATCATTTGCCATCTTGACAAATTCGGGCTTATCAAAAATAAGGCTTCTTACCTTGTGGGTAAAGTATTCCAATTGGAGCACTTTCAAATATTCGTCTATCGATAATTCTCTGCTTCTGTCCATTTGATTTTATGATTTGTGATTTTCAACAAAAGTAGGAATAACCTACCACATTTTCTTGATTTTAGAGACGTAAAAATTGATAGGGTCATACAAGTTATCCAAAACTTCTTCCAAATAATCCATATCCATATCTCCCGGGTCAATGCCCGGTTTGTAAAGATAAGCTATCTTGGTGTTGAATGACTTTGCAAGCATCAACCCTGCACTTTTGGATTCTTCAACAGTCGCATCGTCATACATCAGAATCACATTCTTTACCCCTTTTCTTTCCAAATAGGATATTTGTTCTTTGCTTATACTCTTCCCAAAAGTGAACACACACTTCAAATCCCTGCAATCCCAAAGTTTTAAAAGATTGTCTATACCTACTTTGTCAAATAACCCTTCCACTATTATCACGTCCTTTGTAATAGAAGAAAGCTCGTTGTAACCGCCTAATATTTTTGTAAAGTTCGTCCCTATGCTGTTTTCATATCGCAAATGCGGTTTAGTACCGGTTTCCTTTGCCCTTTCCAAATCTCTTTTATGCCACTCTTTGGAATATCTGCTTCTGCCGAGCCATCCCACCAGCTTATCATCCATTTTCATTTTAAAGATGATGTAGTTTTTCAAATCCTTTTCTAAAATAGATTTGGTTTCAGACGGTTCAAAAAGTGCGTAATGATACGCCCTAAACCCTCTTTCATCTAAATAAGGGTCAGATTTCAATCTTTCAAGACGAAGGGGAAGTTTTGCTTCTGGCAGTTCTTCGGACACATCTTCGTCCACATCATCTTTCAAAGGTGTAAGTTTTACACTTAATGAATTTTGATATTCCATTCGTATAAGGTCTTTCCTTCCTATCTTGTCCAGAAAATCCTTCAATGGTTTTTTACTACCACATTTCCAACAATGGAATACTCCCCCATGAGGATTTAAAAGAATACCCCATTTCTTCGACTTCCCACAATAGGGACAATCCATGCTTTTATTGGAGAGCCACCCTTGCGAACCAAACAACCGAAGTCCGATCGCTGCCTTTACTTCTTCTTCGTCTATCCGTATCATAAACCTAAATACTTTCCATTTTTTCTGCTTCCGCCTTTTTCTTACGTGCCTGTTTTTTTATCTCTTTCCTTTCGGAAATTTGATTGTACATTTCCATCGTCCGCCCTCTGTGATAGAATCGTCTTTTATCATAATTGGTAGCAATTGTAATCACTTCTTGACTTTCCTTGTAATCACGGAGCTTATCGACATAAATACGGGCTGTTGCGTTTGCCTTTTCTTCTATTGTCATATTCAAAGTAAACACAAAAGAAAAAGGCTTTACAAGTGTTTTATCACCTTCTGTATAAGAACGGTCAATCACCTTATCCGGGTTGTTCCATACTTCAAACGGAACATCACTTGTCTGTGTGGCCGTAATGATAGGAGCACCTATTTCATCCGCCAAGTTCTTCAAAAGCTGGGCACAAGTCTGTAGTTTTTCTTTCTTGTGATCAGGATCAGAATCTATCTTTTTGGATATGCCGGTCTTTACCAAATCCAGAGAATCGAGTATCACTAATCCGGGAAACTTGCCATGTGTATTAAAATAGTCATAGCAAAGCTGGCGGACATCACTCATGGAAGCCTGTCCGAACTTTTTGAATCCATACACTTCAATGTCAGAGCTAAGTTCCTTTACCTCTTTGATAGCTTGTTCTATCTTCTTTCTATCCTTTGGACTAATATTGCCGGATTTAATATCAGAATAGGATTGGGCAGACCATAGCTGATCATATATTTGCATACAGGCTTTAACCCCACCTTCCAACTGGATATGAAGAACCGGCACACCTCTAATGGCAGCAGAATACCCATGCCATTTCAATACAGTCGTTTTTCCTGTGCCGCTGCGAGCAATCCAAAGCGTTGTGTCCCCTATTTCCATGCCACCGAAAGATATATCGTCCAACCTGTCGATTCCAAAAGGAATTTTTACTGGCTTTTCCGTTATTGTAGCAGCATCCATGCGTCTTTCTACCATCCGTTCATGGAAACCCCCAAAAACAGACTGAAAACCGCCTGATTTGGAACGAAACGACATTTCCAATATCCTTTGGGATTCTTCGGCATTGACACGTATTGCTTCTTCCTTCTTTCCTTCTTCGTACAAATCATGCACTTTCCTTGAAAGAAGTTCAAATTCCGTTTCCTTGACAAAAGACTGCAATTGGTCTATTGCAATTTCCCTGTCTATCAAAGCCGCCTTCTTTATTTCCTTTGCAGCAAGCTGTACGGCATCCTCGTCACATAATTTCTGACAAATAGCACCGATAGAAGGTAGCTTGTTCTTTTCTGTATATTGTATGATCGCTTCCCTAAGAATGAATTTATAACCTACCCATTCTTTAGGAATCAATTCATATTTCAAATATTCCGAAGCTATACGCATTATGACTTCATCGGAAAACATCAATTTAAAGATTTCCGCCATGAAGCCGGGATTCAGTTTGCCCATGATCTATATATTTGTTTATATCATGTTTATACTAAAATTATTACCTGATCCGTTTTCTTCACGTAAAGTATTGATACTGAGCCAGCTACTCATCACAATGTCATCGTGTCCCGAACTCGCTTCCAATTTCCCTTTATCGCTTCTGAAAGTAACGGACGCAAACTCACTGAACATCAACTCTACCTTTTGTCTTGTGTCCCCTTCCTTGTATGGAACTTTAATCTGTCCTCTTTCAAACATGGCAGATAAAGACGGAAGACCGGAATAGAGGTCTTTCTTGTTCCCTTCTGTTGTTGTAAACTGCTCGATATTGGAAAGACCCCTTTCTCTTGCAAGTGCAGACAAGATCCCTTGGAAACCGTTTGCCTCGCATACTATCTTGTCCGGCTTGTACAGACGGTTGAAAAGAACGATCTTGTCCACCTGTTCGTTATGGGACACCCCCTTTGCACGGAAATAGTTTATCAGATAGAAGTTGTTCGAATAGTCAATACCCCAAACAGAATAGACATTATAGTCAGCACCAATATTACCAGATACGGCAAAGTCACATCCTACCACTACTCTTTGAAGTTCAAACGGAAAAAATTCTATACTGTCTGCAAAAGAAACTTTGTCCATCCCTGTAGTTGACCTTCTTAGATACTCATAAGGAAAGATCGTTGAGTTATCGGAAATAGGAATAACCAAATACTCACGGGCAAATACGACAGAACCAAGTTCCGTTCTTTTTGCCTTTATATCTTCAAAGGTGTATCTATCCGGTGCAAGAGGTCTACCATCCGGGAAAACAATAGGATATTCAAACGAATAAAAACGTTTGTCACCTTTTATTACATTGTACAGTTCATTCGGAGCAGTCGAATAAGGTGTACCAGATATAATCAAATACCCGTATGGTTCTACAATAGGTGTAATTGTACCTCTAAAAACTTCCTTCAGCTTTTCCCTTTGTTCATCACTATACAAAGAACTTTCGTCCGGCATATCGTCTATGATTGCTGCACCAACGTGCAGACCACGAATAAACCCGTCCTTACCACGGACATGAAGTATAGCACCGTTCTCACCTTCTATTGCTGTTTCACCTAATTTCGCCTTTCCATTCGGATCAAGTTTTTCTTTTAAAATATCGTTAGTAGTGATTTCTTCTATGATCTTGTTCACATGCACCTTTGCAAGTGTCATAGTGTTTGTGATCATAGCCGTCTCTTTCCGGTTCTTGTTGTCAACCGTATCACCTCCATAGAGCATAGGTCTCGTGTAAGAATACAATCGCCACAAAGGAAAGGAATAACACCACATATAGCTGTTATGACAAACCGTACCATCTTCTAATAGGAACTTATGGTCACCATCACAGGTAAAACCGTAATAGTCATCTTCACCAACCAAAGACACATAAATTTCCGTCTCTCTTAGTCCGTTCTTAGTAGACCTATAACCTTTATAAGAAAAACCCTTTCTAAGGTTCATTTCCGCCACTTCTACAGGAACAATGCTCCTATCGGATAGGCAAAGCAGGTGTCCTTCGCTTACGATATAATCCATACCACCTATTTGCCTTACTTCATACATAGGACATCTTCCTCTGTGAAGCTCTAAGACTTTTCGAGGTTTGAAGTCCTGTCCCATTACTTTGTCACCTACTTTTATGTCCTGTACCTTCTTCAAAGAGCCATCCGCCATAACAACTAAAGTGTTGATACATAGACATTTGCCTGCTCCTCGGGCGCACAGGTAACTGCTCCAAGGGAAAAGTTGCGTAAGGTTCCCCCATTCCAAATTTCTCCATCCTAAATTAAAATTAGAAAGGACGGTCGCATTGAAATAGTTGTATGAAAGGATTCTTAGGTTTTCATCCATTGAAGCAAACAAATTGTCCACATATCCCAATTTTTCAGTATCGAGAGATCGTCCAAAATTCATTGCATACTCTGTCTGATCTATAATGGTTTCAAGCATCCTATCCATATCCCTTTTATATCCCCCTGAAAAGAGTTGAGATATAGTAGGAGAAGGAAGCCTGTCTATTATATCGTCCACAGTAGTAAACAACCTCTTTGCTTGTAAATCGGTCAGGATTCCACCTTTTGAATTATATACTATCGCCATGCTTTACAAAGCAAATTTTTCTCGGAAAGGATTCTTGACCGTCATACCAGCTTGTTCGGTAGCTGCTCCTTCTCCTCGAAGTTTCTTTACGAAATTTATCATAAGCAGTGCATTTGCATAGGTATCGTCACCTGCACGGTGCGCATTTACAAGGTCGATCCCTTCCTTGTCGCAAATAGTATGTAGTTGATAATTTTCAGCTTCTCCATAAGCCATGTGAGCTAACTGCATCGTGTCCAGAGAAAACTTTACATACTTACTTAGATCATCTCCCATGAACTTAAAGAAGTTCTCCAAGAAAGGGTTGTCAAACCCTACTATGTTGTGACCGCAAAGAGTACATAGTTGGCGCGGGTTTTTGTATCTTTTGAAAATATCCAGACACTTTTTGTAAGCCTCTTTTAACGAAATTGCCTTTTCATTCTGGATAGATTCAGTGATACCATGCACAGCTTCCGCTTCCGCTGAATAGGAAAGACCTTCTTTATAGTCACGCGGAAGGATCATAGATACTTCTTCGCATATTTCCAATTTCTCCATATCTATGATTGCAAACGCAATTTCTATAAGAGGAATCGCATCAAAAGCCGGTTTGTCTTTCGAAGGAAGTCCTCCGGTTTCATTGTCATAGCATATCAAATACTTACTCGAACTTTTCATTTTCTTTACATTAAAATTTTCTTTCCATAAATTCTTGCCAACTCAAATTCTGCCATGCAACCTTTTGATTCCTGCCAATTTGGTACAAAGAAAACAGCATCACATTCTAAAAGTGCTTCAATACACCTACCCATATAATAGGAGTAGGGCTTACCTTCTTCATCGCAAACATCAAAAGGAGTAACAATTTCGTCACGCTTTTCTTCAAGAAACTTCTTAACCTTTTCTGCGTATTCTTTCGTTTCTTCTATATCATGCCCAGAAATGGGCAAACTTACATACACTTTCATTTTCTTTCCCTTTCTATTTTATTTCTTTCACAAGTTTCCACAACCTTACATTACTACCTACCGGCACACAAGGAACAATACTCAATCCTTCTCCTAAATAGGAGGGGACTTTGCCCATTACCGCATAAGCTCTGATGTTCCAGTATGAAAACTTTCCACCATCTTTCTTTTTGTAATGCTCATTGAAATAATCTGTCATTCCAACGAGATTTAAATTCTTTACTATAACTTCCTTAGCCATAGATTATTAATTCAACACTAATTTCAATCTATCGAAATCACGGGAACAGTTTTCCTCGCTTTCGTATCGGACGTGAATGTTCTTGTAAGGATTGTCCTTTAACGTTACATCGTCCGGCATTCTATTTATAATTATTTCCGGTACACCTTCATCCGTGTAGTCCATTTCTGCGGAAACAATAAATATTCTTGTCAAAGCCAATTTCCCATCAGAGAACACAAACATACGCTGTTTTTTCGTATATTCCCTTTCCGACCACTTAATACATTCTTCGGTAAAGTCAGCAATACTTTTCGTATCTTGAAGTGCTATTACATCTTCCAACTTTCCTTTCAGAACGTTCAGTTTCAAATCCCCGAATAAATTTGCAACGGATTGAAGTAATACCTCCATGTTTTCATCTATTCGCATACATCCAACTCAATTAAATGATCATTTTCTCTAAGAACTCCCCTTGTTCGTCCGTTCTGCGTTTCCACTACCAGCATAGTGCCATCTTCCACTTGGTAGGAACTGATCACTTCGCCTTCAAAGTAATAGCATCCTTCTGTCCAGCATACTGTCATAGCATTAAAAATTAAAGATTATACATTTCCTGTTTTACTTTCCTAATATAAGACTTGACTTTCTTTCCTCTGTGGAAAACGATCGCCTTGTCTATATCTTTGGTAGGGTTGTGGTGGGATTGGTATATTTCAAACATTTCTCTTGACTTTACAGGATCAAATCTGTCTTTATAGGAATAGAGATGTCTCCCTTTTATCCGGTTCACTTCGTCCACATAAACCTTCAACATCTGAAACCTACCAGAAGCGGAGCTTACCTTGTTTTTCGCTTTATCATCGCAACCGGATTCAACCATGCAAATGGCATGAACCAACCTTTCCCACACAACCTTATCTCTATCTTCTTTCGTAGTGGAAAGAACTTTTGCGTCAGAAACAAGAAGGGGAATAAACGACAATACCGTCAATACAAGAATCTTTTTCATACGATTTCCCTTTCGTTAAATTCATGTAATCTGTGACAAGCGGAACAAAGAAGTTCGATATTGTTCTTATCCAGCTTCAAATCCGGTCTTGCTCCTCTTGATCTGATATGCGAAAAGAAAATAGCTTTTGGTTCATCCCCCAAAGGCTTTCCACATTTTACACAAACATGAGGTCTTTCCTGCCATATCTCCGTAAATAAGGATTGAAGGTCACCTCTACGTTCTTTGGTTGTTTCTGTGTCACAATCTTTACAGAGCCACTTCATCCTATTGTAGATGTAATGATTTTCACCACATCTTTTACAAGGACGATATTCGTATTTCTCCTTCTTTTTCAGCACGTTACTCAAACTTATAGCTTTTAATTCTTTCAATCTGATTTTCAAGATACTGAACTCTCTTATCAACCGTTGCGTTAATAGCTTTCTTTGCTTCTTCTTTTGTGAAAAACACATCTCTGCCAATTTTAGCCATTTCACGTTCTCCTTCCGGGATGATATACTCCAGACCTCTGAAAGTAGTTGTTTCCCATTTTTTTACTTCTTTAATTTCACCTGTCATAAGTGCTGAACGCACGTCATACATTACTTTTTCTTCCATAACAATTTAAACTTTGTATTCTGTTAAACCTATCTATTAATTCACACACATAGTCCATCTTTTTCTCACTTTCCTTACTCGAAAGATAGATAAACCCGAAACTCCTTACAAACTTAGGGTTTCCAAACCATCCGTACCTTACGATCAAAAGCTCTGCTCTTTTCGTATCGTAAAAACAAGGGACAATTTTAACTTCAAGTTCCTTTCTTCTTTTTCTCATCTGTCCTTATATTTTTCTTCACACAATTTTATATACCTGCATCCTTTGCATTTCTTTTCATGATACAAAAACCCATCATAGCTTTCACAAAGGATGTATCCTCTCGGAGAATCAAAATAAAGCTGTCTTTCTTTATCCAAATAGGAATCAGACAAGGCTTCTTCTTTCTGGATAGGGTTTCTAAGGTCGTATTCCATAACGAATTTAGAGGTAAACCACATATCCTTTTGTGTTCGTTTTCTCCATCTTTCAATAGCTGCTTTCCCTATCACATTAGGAAGAGGAATAATACTCAATTTCGACACCGACAAAATAAAAACCTGCCTATTAAATTGAAAAGTAAGATAGTTCCAAAGATTCCCCACTATTTCATTTTCAAGAAAATCTTTTATCCTTTCCCTGTCCTTTCTTTTTGCATGAAACTCATACTTCGGGTTGTTTGTCAGTTTCCCCTGTAAGTATTCATAAATCGTTTCAAATTCTTCTCGTCTTGTCATTGCTGTCGAAATTAGATTATAAAATCATTGCATACAAAAGTTGTATATTTTAAGTGATAAAAGAAGGGGAAGTTTTTGTTCCCCTGTCTCGCTGACAAAACTACAACTTTTGTAACTATTCCCAAACCAAATTAATGTTAAAAATTTCCTCTGTCTGCTTTTCCACCTTTTTATAGCGGTTCTGCGTGTTCATATCTCTCTCTGCCACAAGATCATAGTCATTTTTTATAATTTCCTTATCAAGCGACCGACAAAACCACAAACAGACTTCTTTTCCTGCTTCCATATCGCCAAGCGATACCGGTTCTTCCTCTTTTGCTTCATAGAACTGAATCCAATAAGGCTTTTCATTCATGGAAGATGTGCGCGAAGTAACCGGATTTTCTTCTTCATCCTTTCCCATCCCTATAGCTCCTACCGTGATTGTTCCATAGGGGTTATCCGTTACAGAAGAAAACCATAATTCGACGTTTTTAAGCGTTTCTGTGCCCTCATTTTTCAAAACAAGAGCAACATATTGACTGCGAGGATTTGAAGCCAAATTAAGGCTTATTTCATCAAATAAATTACCAAATACATCATTAGGCACAAGAGTGGAAGATTTATATCCACCCAACGAATCTGAAACTTTGGACTGCGGACTGTTATATTCCGAACTGACCGTATAATAAAACCGTAACATAAGCCTTAACTTTTAGAAGTTGACATGAATATATTCCCAAGCGACCAATATTCGCTTTTCACTTCATTGTAAACAGATACCGTGCCGCCAGAATTTTGTACACGAGCGATATAATACTCGTCCGGTTCTTTTTCTGGCGGAGTGCTGATGCTTACTTCTGGGACTAAAGAAATGACATAATCATCATAAGTGTACAAACCGTTTCGCTGCTCGGAAGTCAATACACCTCCCAAAGGAAGTGTCCCAAGCACAATAGCTCTTAAATTCGATTCCGCTACAAATGTAGTTGCGGATGTAAGAAGTAAGTTTTGGCTGTCAATTATGTTTACAATCTGATAAACGCCATTATTCAAAGGAACAGAACCGTCTTGTTTTTCAAACCTAATAGAAATAGGAGTTGACGAAGACTGCCCTCTCACCTTGCCTGAAAAATCAACCGAACCAGACACAATACCTTGTGAGTTTACGCTTACATATCCCTTTTCGTAATTTCTTGTTTTGTAAGCAATCTTCACCCAATAGAAATTGCTGTCATTCGGCACAACGATGTTGTCTTCTACATTGATATCTATAAAGTTCCCGGCACTGGTAAGAGCCATCCCAGGAAGTACCTTAATAGTGCCAGAGTTTGTTCCTGTTTCCACTTTAAAAGGTTCTATAAGATTTTCATCTTCTACTGGTTTGTTAACTGTATTAGGATTGATCTTAGACGGGTCATTCGTAATCATCCCAAAAGAATAAGATGCCTGTAGCACCGCCTTCATAAGCGGTGCTGTAGCAAAGAAAGAAATCATATTTGAAAGTTCTTCTTTCTCTAAAAAAACATTTCTACTAACATTTAACTTGCTCAT